TAATTTATCAAAAATAATATAGTTATACCATTTTTTTTCGTCCATACTAATATTATAATGTTTACTATATCTTTAAGTGAAAGTTTAGTTATTGGGACAATCACAACAATAATTGGTTGGATAATTAATAAAATAGTATATTCTTATGGATGTGATGAAATTAAAGATACAAATATATTTTACACTAATAGAAAAAATATAATATTTTATTTATGGTTATTTGCTATTGGAGTTGGAATCCATATGCTAGTTAAATATGCTGAAGTTAATGAATGGTATTGTGAAAAAAAATGTGTAGGAGATATTTGTGAAGTCCTATGCCATCTTCCTATTAATGGTATTACCGAGTTATTTATAACTCAATAATTTTTGATATTACCGAGTTATTTATAACTCAATAATTTTTGATATTACCGAGTTATTTATAACTCAATAATTTTTGATATTTTTTTTCAACCACTTTACTTAAAAATATAAAGATAATTTATAATAATACTTAAATTATATGTCAAAGCAACAAAGAAAAAGGTCAGCTTCAAGCATATCTGAAGATGATTTTAATAAAAAAAGAAAAGGTATCACAGATCAGATAATTGTAATAAATAAAGAAATTAAAACACTTGATGATTTAATTGAATTAGGATCATCGTATGACTCTAATAAAAAATATAATATTAATTTAAAAAAGTTAAATAAAATTGTATCTGTATTAACTAAACTTAAAAATGTTATTGGAATGGAAGGGGTTAAAAAATCAATTGTTGGACAAATAATATTTTTCTTACAAGATTTTCAAGATAAAAATCAAGACATGTTACATACTGTTATACAAGGACCTCCTGGAGTTGGTAAAACAATGTTAGGACATATTATTGGACAAATATATTGGGAACTAGATATTATACAAAGTGATATTCCAGAGAAAAAAACAAAATCTAATTTATATGAATCAAATTTATGTGATGATTATTCTGATGATGATTATGATGATGATTATGATTATTCTCCAAAATCAAAGCTGAATAATTTTATTAAATCACTTGGAAAAAAGGGATCTATATATAAGAATACAAGAAGTTCTACAAACAAAGACCAAGAATTTAAATTTAAAGTTGCAAAACGTTCAGATTTAATTGCAAAGTATTTAGGTCAAACAGCAGCAAAGACTCAAGAGGTTATTGATGATGCTATAGGAGGTGTTCTTTTTATAGATGAAGCATATTCACTTGGAAATTCAGATGGTGGAGATTCATATGCAAAAGAATGTATTGATACAATAAATCAGAACTTGACAGAAAAGAAAAATCAGTTACTAGTAATTATAGCAGGTTATGAAAATGCTTTAGAAGAATGTTTTTTTGCATATAATGAAGGTTTAAATAGAAGATTCCCTTTTAGATATACAATTGATGCATATACATATGAAGAACTTGGACAAATATTCTGTAAAATGGTCTCAGAAATTAATTCAGATCCAAATGCAGGATGGTCTGTTGATATTGAATCTGATAAACTTGGTCAATTTTTTAAATTAAATTATGAGTTATTTCCTAATTTTGGAGGAGATATAGAAAGTTTTTTACTTGGGGTAAAAATTCAACATGGAATTAGAGTTTTTTGTTTGCCATCAGAACAAAAGAAAAAAATTAAATTAGAAGATCTTGAAAATGCTCTTAAAATTTATAGAGTAAATAAAGAAATAAAAAGTAAAAATTTAGATATTAAAAAATATATACATCAATCAATGTATGTCTAGTTCTTAAAGTGATTAATTATTTATATTGGAATATATATTCAATATAAATATATTTAAACAGGCGCAGGAGTTGGTCTAGGAGCAGGTCCTGGTGCTGAATTAACATTTATTGTAACATATTGTGATGTTCCTGTCTTTGATACAAAAACTGTATTTGTATCTGTAGGAGCTTTAATAACATCATCTATATCACGAGTTATTCTATTATATTCCATTGAAGAAGTATTTGAACAATAAAATATTGGAATTCCATCTCTATTTAAATAATTTTTTCTTATAGTAACACTATTTTTAAGAATATTAGATGTATCAATACTTAATTTTAATCTATTTATATCATTTGTCATATAATTTGATACACATTGTATTTCTGAATAAGTTGTACTATTTTTATCAGTAAACATTAATGTTATAATAAGAGGAGTTTTTGTAGAGTTATATAAAAATAACTTAATTGGAAAATTTGATGTAACAATATTACTAACATTAATTTTAACAGGTTTTGATATATTTATAACTTTGTTTTTGATATAATCAATATTAGATTCATCTATATACATATATTCATTTATTGAAGATGGAACTAAAATAGAATTAAAATTTCCATATATTGTTTTTTTATTTGTAGATATATCTATTATTTGACTGGTTAAACTTACATTATTAACTGATGATGATTCTTTTAGTATATCTGGAATATCAGATTCATTTGTAATAAGATCAAGTTGATCAAATCTTTCTTTAGATTTACTATCTGAACAATTAAAAAATACCAAAGACAAAACACCAAATATTATTATGAGAGAAATAATTAAATTAATATCCATGTATATATTATTTATAGATTTTTATTTCTAATAAATTTATAACATTTTATTTGAGATCCAAAATGTGATTTTACATTCAATAAATTATATTCCATATCATCTATAAATATAATATTAGTATAATCTGTTAAATTAATATTAATTTGTTTTTTAATAAACTCTCCTTTTGGTATAGTCCATGAATAGTATATCTTGAATGCATCATAGTTCAAATTTAAATTATGAAAATTAGACCTTGTGAATTCAATATTACTTTGATGACCTGGTCTAGCTGTTAAAAAACATAGTCCTCCTGAATTTGTATGTAATTTTAAAAGTAACCTAGCAAAACCATCTATATCTGTATGTACTGGTACTGTTTGAGAAAATATTTCAGACCAATACTTATTCGCATTATTTAATGCAATCTCAGGATCTTGATTTATTGAATTATAGTACTCTAATATTTCTTTATATTTTTCAGGACTTAATCCCGGAAAATGTAAAAGTGTATCATCTATATCACAAATTACTAAAGTTTGTAGAAGATCAATTGGTATTTGATCAAAAGAGTTAATTTCTATCCAATTCATTTATTATTTGCATAGAAATTATTTGCTTGAACTAAATTTAGTTAAATTTTATTCTTAATTTTTTTTCATCACCACGATTTGGGTTTCCTCCCATACTATCATTAGTTACTTGAAATCTAGTTGATTCCCATTTATCTTTAATAATTTTAGTAACATCATTATTTTTACCTTCAGAACCATATTTAGCATATTTTGGTTCTTTATTAAATCTTTTAATTTCAACAAACTCATATTCTCCAAAGATTAAATCTACATTATTATGATTATAATTACCATTATTATTAGGATTATCATACCATATTCTTAATTTTTTTACATCACCAGGATGTGGATCTCCTCCCATACTATCATTAGTTACTTGAAATCTAGTTGATTTCCAGGTTTCATATTTATCTTTAATAATTTCAGTAACATCATTACTTTTACCTTCAGAACCATATTTAGCATAAGTTGGTTCTTTATCATTAAATTTTTTAAAATCAACAAAGTCATTTTGTTCAATTACTAAATCTAGATTGCTTGTATTAAATTTTTCCATCTTACTTGGTTTTGATGATAAAACTAAAAAAACAATAAATAAAATAATTACCAATGAAACTAAAGATATTATCTCCATCTATATATAAATATTATATAGATATTATTTTTAAACTTCATTATCATTAATAACTTTTTTAGAAGTTTTTTTAGAAGTTTTTTTAGAAGTTTTAGCTGCTTCTTCTTTAAGTTTCTTTTCTAAAGCCTTTTGTCTTTTAGCTGCTGCTTTTTTAAATACAACTTCTTCATCTGAATCCCAGAATTCACCAACTTCTGCATTAGTATTTACTTTATTATCAAAATTATTTCCTGTAATAAATTCTAGCAGTTGTTTGTCATTTGGATCATAAATTGAAATATCTAAAGATGGATTTGTTACATTATGTTTTTCTCCTTCATGTAACATATAATATACATTAAGAGGATCTGTTCTCCCAATTCTTTGTGCACGTCCAATAATTTGAGTTTCTAACTCTTTATTCATCTCGTGATAAATAATAATATCAGATGCCATTTGAAGATTTAGACCAGACCCATAGTACTGAGCATTTAAAAGTAATACTTTAACTTCTTTTTTATTAAATTTATCAATAGTATTTGTAACAGCACCACATGACCCGGATAACTTGGCAAATGAAATTCCATTTTCTTTTAATAGTCTACCGATAGAATCATTTGTATTTTCATAACATGAAAATATTAGAAATTTACCATCAGGCTTCTTTGAAATTATATTTATCAAATTATCATTTTTTGATAATAGCTCTTTTTGAGCTTCTGCATTCTTACCTTTTTTAGAACTCTTATCTTCACTTTTCACAATCACATGTAGATCTTTTAGAATAAAAGGTGATCTACACATTGGACATAGCCCATTGATCATTGTAAGACAAGGTACACAAAATAAATTATTACAACATTTCATAACAGCCGGATTAGTGAAATCCATAAGGCAAATAGGACATGATTCTGATGCATAAGATTTAATTTTTTCTTCTATTGATTTTAACTTGACTTCTAATGAGTTAATTTTTTCTCCAAGTTTTTTAACAGTTTCTTCATGTGCTTTTGTATCATCTGCAATTCTTTCTGATTGATATTTAAGTTCTGCCTTTTTATTATGAATCTCTTTTTCTAGTTTGCTTGTAATAGCTTTAAAAATATTATCATCTGTATCTGCATTACAATTAATTTTACCAACTGCTTCAACAATATTACCTGCATTAATCATATTCATTACATCTTCATTAACAAATTCCTTAATCATTCCAACAGCTTTAGGTGTCAAACAATGAATTAATATTTGATTTAATACTGGTAAATTCATAGAATTTGAAACATATTCATCATTATTTTTAACTATTAAAAAATTAAATACAATCTTTTGCAAATTACTAAAGATCTCTCTAATATATAACTTTTTAATATAAGCTAATCCTGTTGGTGTTGCTGTAATAAACCATATAAAATTTGTTTGCCATGGGATATCAGATGGTAACTTGATTGATAACACTTCATCAATAATAATTCTTGACCATTTGACTTCTTTATACTTGTTGAAAAAATCCTGAGACATTGATGAGGTTACTATAACCACATCATAATGTTCTAAACATTGCTCTGGAAGAATATCCAACTCTTTTTGTGTTTCAGAATCATCTGAAATTTTATACACAGATTTGATACTATCTAATACACTATGTCTATGAATTAGTTTAACACGTAACCTAGTATTTTCAATAAATGTTTTATACCATTGAGATGATAGATTATGTGGAATTAAAATTAAATTTGTCTTTATAGGATCTATAGCATCAAAATATTTAATTGAAGTAAATTGAGTAGAATTAATAATTTTAGGATTATTTGGCGGAACTAGCGAATTAACTATCATAGCAACAACAGTTAAAGTTTTACCTGCACCAACCTTGTCTGATAATACACCAAAATTTGTATTTATAAGATATTCAATATTCTTAAATTCACCGTTATTTCTATAATACCATGAATGATACAAATAGTTATTTCCAAAAATATTTGCTTCATCTGCAATTGCATTTTCTGGTAAATTAATAGTTCCTTTAGTACTAACTGCCGAATTTAACTTGAGTCGAACTTCACCTGTTGCTTCTAAATTTAACATCGCATAAACAGAACTTTTTTGATGTTCTTTTAGTTTAATTTTTAAATTTTTAGGTTGTTCTATTTGTGGTGCATCGGCTTTAATATTATTCATTAGTATGTTTATATTAAATATGATTTTGGATTTAAATCATTTAAAATATCAATTTTTTATTAATAATTTATTTCTAATAATAGTTTAATGAATAATATTATTATCTATTACAATATTTTATTAACATTTTTAGCAATCCAAGGAAAACCAATCCAAACAAGACCAATAAAACCAAAACTATGTGTTGATTGTAAATTTTTTAGAAAAGATTTTTTTGATGAAGATAAATTTGGTAAATGTTCTTTATTACCACAAATAGATGATAATGACTATTTTTTAATAGATGGTAAGAAAAGTATTATAAATACTAATTATAATTATTGTTCGATAGCAAGAAAATATGATAATATGTGTGGTAAAGAAGGTAAACTATATGAAAAAAAGTAAATATTATTATAATATATTATAATAATATGAAATGGAAAGAAAAAATTCAAGATTGGAAAAATGGTATTCCACAAACTTATCCATCTGATCTAAATAAAAGATTTTTTTACCAAACATCAGTAATTGATTCTAATCTATCAAATGAATACAAAGAAATATATATTGAGTCAGATAAATTAGAAAAAATATCACAAGACTATAATTCATTTAAAGAATATTTTATTAAACCAAAAAATAAATATGTTACTTCTTTTACTAATTTATCAGGTAATTCAGTACTAGTTGTTCCAGTACCTAATAAAACAAAAACAAAAACAAAATCTAAACATAATTATACAACATTAAAAGATTTTATTGATAATGCTCCTTTGAAAAAACAAAAGGCATTTTGGATCCATGTGGCTGAATGTGTTATTGAACTACTTAAAATTGTTGATAAAGTATATCTAAATACACATGGTCTTGGTGTATATTATTTACATGTGAGACTAGATACAATACCTAAATATTATTCTAAAGAATTACTTTATACTCTACCTAAAAAATAATCATCAATTTCATCTGCACTTGGTAAACGACCTTTAGTTTGTAAAAATGTATTCTTTAAATTTTCTATATCTTTTTCTTTTTCTAAACGTTTCTTTTCTATTTGAAGTGAAGAGTTCTGAATAACTATTTTTTTAATTTCATCATCTTCATCATCATCATTTTTATGTTCTTCTCTATCATAAACCATTGTTGGATTAATTTTACCTAGAATATCTGGTTTAATTAAATCATGAATTTCTCCAAATGTCTTTTTAAATAAACAAATAATAGATGTATTAATCGATGGAGCAGTTTCTTCTAATCTATCATATTCTTCAGCACAAGTTTTTAACATTTCAGTAACAGAAAGTCTTTCTTTAGGACTTTTTGCTAATTCAATTCTAATATTTCTTGAAAATTTTTCCCAAGCAATATATGAAACTCTATGAGCTTCAGTTATTTGTGCAATTTTTAAATACTGGTGAATAGTTGATATAATTCCAGCAATTAAATTGAGTCCACCAACTGTCATAACATATAAACTTAAAAAATTTGCAGGAACTCTATCTTGAGCAAAGTTAGCTGTACCTGTTAAAGTTGATAAAATAATTACAGGAATTGTATAAATTGCATTTATCCATCTATAATGTTCATATGATTTTAAATGTAACCATTTGTAACATATTGCTTTATCTGCCCATTCTTTAAGGATTTGCTCTTCTTCTCTTTTCCATTTTCTAATTTGTAAACTGTGCGTTTGAGATTTAATATCTGTCAAATCCATGGTATATAATAATATAACTTAGAAATTAAATTTTTGATAGTTCACCATAATTTGAATCATGTAGAATTTGAACCGCATGTGTCAACTTTGTTATAAACTTTTTTGATATTGAACAATGAGATTCTAATACTTCTAAAAATAGTGTACTTATTCCATCATATTCTATTAAAAATTTTTTATGTTGAGTATTTAAATTAACAATTACATTTTTAATATCAAAATTCTGTTTATTTGTACAATTTGCTTCTATAAAATTATGGAAGTTTTCTATTTGAATTTTATAGTTCTCAAAATAATCTTTTATTAAATTAATACATGAAATTATTGTATCTGGATCAACATCATTTTCTAATGAATTTGGTGACGTGATATCTCTTAACTTTTTTTTCATATAGTCTTTTTCTAATTCAGATTCAGAAGATTCAAAATTATATAATGATTTAATGATCTGTTTAAGTAACAAGTATAAATCTTGATATAGTTTAATTATACAATTTTTTCTACAAGATACAAAATATTCATATTCTTTCTCAACTAATTGTTTATTAAAATATAATAAATCTAAATCTAGTGAAAAATTAAAAAAATTATACGTGTTTTTATTTAATAGCAGTGAATGAGTATTTTGAATTTTTGCAATAATATCATTATAAACTATAAAATGTTCTCGAGCTATTTTATAATTTGTTAATATACTTAATATCAAATCACTATGGGTATTTTGCATTAATATTATTATATATTATATTTATCATAACTTGGTTAAAAATATTATCATGATTTATCATAATAATATTTTTGTATACTTATATATCCTATCTAATATAGATCTATAAAATAAATTTAAATAATTTCATCAACTAGTCCTTTTTCTAAACATTCTTCAGCATCCCAATCCAAATCATGCTTTAGAATTTTTGCCAAATCCTTTCTTGCTAAATTAGTTTTTTCCTCATACATATCCTTAATTTTCTCATGAGTTTTTTTAATATTTATATAGTCATCATCTAACTCTGACATTTTACCCCACATCCCAGATCTTACTTGATGAATTAACATTGTTGCATTCTTTTTAATATATCTTTTAGATCCATGAATTGAAATAAGTGTTGCTGCAGATGCAGCAAATCCATCTACAATAGTGTGAACAGGCATCTTTAACTCTCCCATACAGTCAATAATTGAATTTGCAGCAATTACAGATCCACCTCCAGATGTAATATGCAATCTAATTGGTGGTGCTTCCATTGAGTACTTGGAAGCAACATTCAATAAATGTTCTGCCATTTCTCGAAGTTCTTTTTTAAGAGAATCTGCTGTTTCAAAACTAATTTCATCTTGAAAATAAATATTATTATTCATTGTATATAAATTATCACCACTTGAACCCTTTGGTTTTTTTCCAATCAAATTCATTAATTCATCAAGCCCACCAAGCCCATCATCTTTTTCATCTAAAGATTCATCATCAGAATCATTGGTTTTTGGTCTTTGTTTTGACTTGGATCTTGATCTTTTTCCAAGAACTGATTTAAAATCATCATTTAACTTGTATCCACCCCATTCACTAATAATTGTCATTACTATTATAATAGTAACTATTATTATTTATTTAAATAGAAATAATAAGTAAAAACTTTTTTTTCTATTTTTTATAAAAGAATATTCTGGATCTCAGTACAACTAGGATTCTTCATCTCCTGCTACTACTTTTCCTCCTCCGATAGAACCAGCTTCTCCGCCTCCTCCGATAGAACCAGCTTCTCCGCCTCCTCCGATAGAACCAGCTTCTCCGCCTCCTCCGATAGAACCAGCTTCTGTGTCTGCTGATCCGCCTCCTGCTGCTGCTGCTGCTTCTCTTTTTTTTGCTGTTCCTCCTGCTGATCCTTGTCGTTCTTCGAAAAACACACGAACTCGTTTCAGCCTGGTGTCTGTAGGCTGATCTTTTGTCTCCACTATCTTCAAATTCTTAGACTTAAAGAATCTGGTAGCTTTGTCTAAACTTCCGACAACAGTCCAGACTTTGCTTCGCGACAACCCTAGTTTGTGAGGTTTTGCTTTTTCCTTGGCTGCGTCGATATCCTTGTCAGATGGAAAAGGATTTTTTTGTCTTAAAACCAAATCTTCAGATTCAGCTGCACCTCCACCAGATGCCGCTGTCGCTTTCGGTCTCTCTCTTAGAAGAAGCTTGGCGCGATTTCCTTCTACTGAGAAAGCACAAGTATGTGTTGAAGCAAGGGTTGGGTTATCATTTTTGAAATTACCAACTATCACCTGAATAATCTTCTTGGACATCAGCGCTATTGCTGGCTTGAAATTTTGTTTCGAGTCAGGAGCACATTGAGACAAGAAAGATGAACTTGCAGAAGGAAAGTCTTTAGGATCTTTTAGTTCGTATGACTCGTCGATTGGCAGTTCAACTTCTAGCACATAAGAGCCATCAGGATTTGCTTTTGCGCTAGCAATCTGTTTGTTCCACTCGGTAACTAGAAGAGTTCCCAAGACTGTAGAGGCTTTTGGAATAGGTTTTGTTTCAGATGCCGCGACTTCAACTGTTGTTTCAGCTGCGGTAACTTGGGTTGTTGTTTCAGCTGCAGCAACTGTTGTAGCAGTTGCGGCAACTTGACCAGCTGTCTCGGATGAAACAGCTGGAACAATATCAATAATGATCTCTAAAGAGAGAACATCGTCGGTATTGTTGGCAAAAGGTGGTGCATATCTATTCATTTCTGTAAATTTGACCATATGGTATTTTTTTTTCGTAGTGTAATTTTTCACTAGTATCTGTATACCGCAGACAGCAGGTGATTAGAGAAAGATCATATATAGATTTTATTTTTCAATTTTTTATTCTACTAAGCCTTACTGCATAATAAAAAAATAGTAATTAAACTAGCCAACTCTTCGACAACAGAATCAGTAGTTAGGACGCCACTTGTCTTTTTCAGTCTTCGACATCAGAACTAACCAAGAACTCTTCGACAACAGAATCAGTAGGGTCAGGGTCTTCCTCGGCTTGGGCGAGTTTTCTAGTACAGAAAAACATGTAATCGGGGTATTGTTTCCAATTAAGGTGCAAATGACTCATATCAGTAAGATTCCATTCTTTTTCCAACAAATCAAAAAACTCGTCTTCTGCAGTACAGCCTCCGCGTTCTTGGCCAATATAGACAAACTTGTTGCCTTGAAATCCTTGAAGAGCATCGTGTGCACATGACTCGTTTTGTGGAGGCCAACACATTAAAAGCACTTCAGTTGGGAACTCCTCTACAGCAGCAATTGCATCCCTAGGAACCACCTCTAGAAATGTGTTTTCCAGAGATGTCCCATGGGTAGTAAATGAGTCTGTTGGAATGATATTCCCACCATTTGCGCGAATAAGTGCAGCCCATAATCCTAGACCTGCACCGACTTCTAGAATCTGCGCAGAATCAGCAAACTCGCAGATCCCTCTGATTGCTGGAATTGATGGAATCGACCAGGAAAAGTTTCTCGTGAAAGCTAACCTTTCTAAGATCGCTAGAATATTAACATCCCGAGATAACTCGGTGACAACACTAATAATACGTTGCACCACATCGTTCTTAGTAATATCTTCTCTAAGAATCTCAACAAGAACAGTAGCCTTTTGAGACCGTAACTTGTTGTCCAACAAATATGCCTGGATCACAACTAATGCTTGTTCTCGAGTCATTCTAAGATGCAACGAAGTCAAAAGATGACGAATAATAAACTGCTTGGTAGGAAAATCCCCACTTATACCAAGAACATACTCTAATGTTCCTCTAAAATATTCTTGAGAGAGTTGCTCTTCAACATCCCTCGGCAAAAAGTTATCACATGAAGTAGCTTTCGCAACTGATGAATTATATGTGTCTGCATTTTTTTACATACAGCACAAACACTGTTGCCATAGGAACACATATAAAATAATTTTTTTAATTTTTATACAAGCTAATATCCTCACCTTCACATGGAAGAATATTAGATTGATTTTCAGCAATATTATTAAAATCATCATCTTCATTCATAAAATCCAACAAAGCTAAATTATATTGTTTTTTTTCTTCTACTGATCCAGTTTCATCATATAATTCTAGTCCTTCAATCTTGCAATTAGTAAGACTAGGTAAACCATTCCATAAACCATCATCATCTAATCCATACATAATCTGTTCTGGTGTCTTATTTTTAATTGATTTGGTTATCTTTTTAATTTTTAATCCATATTGACTGAATATTACACCATTAATTATTTTGATTTGTTCTTTTAGATCTAATTCTACAATATTTTTATTATATGTTTTCAAATTAAATTTATATGAAATTTCTTTCTTATTGCAATCAATATAATTAACACATGAAAGCACATTAACATCAAGTTCTGCTTGAGATAACTGAATTTCCAAGTTATTAATATCAAAACCACATAATTTTATAGCACTAAGTGCATACAAATGATTTGTATATGTATTTCTTGTTATAAACTCCATGTAACATGAATTTATCCATTTGTCTGAAAGTATATTAGATTTGATTATACCTAACTTATCCTCTGTACACTGACTATCAGTTCCAATAATATTTATTAGATTATAATACCATTTCATTTTATCTTTGGTGTTAAATTCTTCAACTAATGCATAAGTTAGATCAGTTGTTTCATCTAATTTATAACAGTTTTTAAATCTATATCTATTTATTGTTTGAATATCTTTATCTTCTAAATACTCATCTTTTTGTTTGAGTAAACAAACAAATTCTTCTTTGGAAATATCTGGAGCATCTAGTATACCCTGAACAGATGCCTCTTTTTCTAGAGTTTCCCTAGATTGTCTAATATCTTTCATAGATGCGACTAGTTCAGGATTTTTTTCTTCAAACCTAAAAAAGTCAAGTTTATATTCTTTAAACTTGGCATATCCATAAAATGATGCTGAAAAATTCAATCTATTTTCTATATTTTCCCATGAATTCCTAACAAATAGATCATAAATTGGTTCAAATTTATATGGATAGTGAATTACTGACTCTAATTTCGAGTTGGATCCTTCAGATTTATCTTTTTTAACTTTAACAGGAACTAAATTATTATGTAATTCATAATGAGTCAAATAATAATCGGAACATAAAATCTGTTCAATGTCCTCATATGTCATAACATCTTCAGTTGAATCAAACTCTTTGTACAAATTCATAGATATATATATTGTTTTATTAATAGGTTCTCTTACACGATGTAACATTTGACAAAACTCTTGGGCACCTAAAGAGTTTTCACATCCATAAGCATAAATAGAATCAAAAATATCAGGAATATCATAAGACACACCCATACATACAGATGGAGTATAGATAACTATGTCATATAATCCCCAAGTACTATTTACATTAAGCAAATTCTTGACCTTTTCATGATCATCTGTCTCTTTATGAATTAACAAAATTTTCTTATCAGGATAGTCTTGTTCTATCTTTGTTTTCAAATCCTTTGCTTTATTATTAGATGCCATTGGTATAACTATTTTTTTATCCTCTCCAATAGCCTCCAAAACTTTTCTTACCCAATCATTCCATATTAGTGTCACAATTGTATACTCTTTAAATGGTTTGTAATGATTTACTATTAGTTGATAATCTAAGTTTTCATCTGATAAAATTCTTTTATAAAATTGAACACATCTATCAGACAAATCTGCATCCATAATTATAACTTTTTTAGCATCCTCGATTCTCATTTCTAGATTAGACACAGTAATATTTGCTTTAGGATTTTTAGTAAAATGTGTAGATGTGATGTACCTAGCTAAACTTTCACATTCATCAACAATAACATAATCATATGTATCGCGAGATAGTCTAGTAAGAGAATCAACCTGACAAATAATTCTTTTTGCATGAATATCTGGTTCAGATATATCCGAATATAATTTAAATCCAAAACATTCCAAGTCACCTAATAGTTTAACACCAAAAGTTCTCCTTGAACTAATGAACAGCATGGTAGTTTCTGGAGTTATTACATTTGTATTAGAATCAAATAATGCTTCAAATAGATTTGAAGTTTTACCTGTACCCTTTTCTGATTGTACACATATTAGTCGTTTAGACAAATAAGGTTTGTAGATATCAGGAACAAGCTTTTGTTGGTTTAATTCAAGAAGTCTTGGTGTCTGAATATTTAAATCTAATACAATTGGTTTTATAGGATACGCATTTACTATATCTGAAAATGATGATTTTGATTTAAAAATATTTACAATTCCCTCATCTTTACACCATTTGATTAAACTACCTATTCCAAGTTTTTTTCCTGTACTTGGTCTCTTAAAACCTTCCCAAATCTTAATCATTTTTGATCCATCATATTTACAACTTTGTCTAGACCAACGATCCCAAAGATCAAAGTACAGATCTGTAGATTCATCAGTATCTAAACTTGATAAAGCCATACCAATTGCAAGCCATTTGAAATAGTCATCATAGTAGTCAGATGGGAGTTGAAAAAGAATTTCTTCTAAATTAATATTAGAAATATTTGTATTTGCAATTCCACCAGAACTAATATCAACATTTACTTTCATTTTAGATACTGGTGTCATCATTTGTTTTACAGTAACTTCAGGATATGATGAATATGTATGTGTAATCATAGTTCTTAACCAAAATGTATATGGATCTAGATTACAATTCATATCAGTCATCGTATGGTGACCATTAATTTCTACTTCAATTGGAATCATGATTGCATTTTTTCCATATTTGGCTGAATAACATAATCTTAAACAGGTCATATTATAAATAGAAGAGTCTGAAAATTCTATATTATGTTCTGCATGAGCTCTTTGGTAAAAATCTTTTGCAACCAAATGATTGGAAAAATTTACCCCTCGAAAAATAACTCGATATGAATATTTAGATGATTCTTTAACAGAATATCTCGAATCTGATTCTAAAACTATTATTTTGTTTACAGGATAAGAATACCCATAATAATCTTGGACTGCATTTTGCACTTTGCAGATATTAGATTTTACTATTTGCACAGATTTTTCATAACTTTCAACTCCTTTCATATCCAAATCCAATGCAAACTGAATTTTCATTGAATCAGTCCAAAATTCATAAAAACATGATCTTCTGTTACTAACAATTTTTTGCCATATAATACTAGGTTCTAATACATAGAATCTTTTTGGATTACCCACATTTGTTTTAATAGCTGATCCAGATCTACTTGCCGGAATATCTTCCTGAAATAACTTGACATTGCTTTTAGCCTGTTTAAATTTTTTAAATGCATCCTCTTTCGAATAGATAGCTGTTGTCATTTTAATTAATTATATCAATATCTTTTTAAGTTAAAATAATTAAAAATTCAATTTTTATCTTATAAGAGATTATTAAGATTAGAAAAAATCAGTATATATATTAGTGATCTTGCATAATCTTTTCAGAAAACTTGTGTATTTAATTCTTAATCAAAAATTGAATTTTTTTAACTTAAAAGAATATCATGTATATATTTTTAAACAGATGGATATAAAATCTTCTAATAAATCAAATCTTCCCGACAAGGCAGGTTTGATTGCTCGGCCAAGCAATCTTCCCGACAAGGCAGGTTTGATTGCTCGGCCAAGCAATCTTCCCGACAAGGCAGGTTTGATTGCTCGGCAAAGCAATCTTCCATGGGTAGAGAAATATCGTCCAGATAAAATTGAAAATATAATATCTCATAAAGAAATTTTAAATACTTTGAGTACTTTAATGGAGAAAAATAATTTCCCACATGTAATTCTATATGGTCCTCCTGGAACTGGCAAAACAACAACTATTTTAGCATGTGCAAAACATATGTTTGGACAATCATATACAAATATGGTACTTGAGTTAAATGGATCGGATGATAGGGGTATTAATGTTGTAAGAGAACAGATAAAAGATTTTTCACAAAGTGATCTTTTTTCAAATGAAATTTTTAATGTAAATAAAAAAAATCACAAGTTAGTTATATTAGATGAAGCAGATTCAATGACATATGATGCACAGTTTGCTTTGCGTCGAGTAATTGAAACTTTTACATCATCAACTAGATTTTGTCTTATTTGTAACTATTCAACTAAAATAATTCCATCACTTCAATCCAGATGTATTACATTTAGATTTTCTCCAATACCAGTTGAAGATCACGTATCTCATATTAAAAAAATAGTAGAATTAGAAACAATGAATTTAGATGAACATGTAATTCATGAAATTATTAGATTATCAGATGGAGATATGAGAAAATCAATTAACGTATTACAAAGTCTATTTATGACATGTGGAAAAGATTTAATTAATATGGCAAGTTTATATAAGAATATAGGATATCCACATCCTGAAGAGAAGAAGGATATAATTAATAAAATATTAACTTTAGACTTGGCATCTGCATATGAATTTGTTAAAAAAATAGAACTAACTAAATCACTATCACTCAATGATATTTTAAATGATTTGGTTACTTATATAATCACACATAAAGTTTTTACTCCAATTAAAAAAGCTCGAATTTTATCAGGTTTAGGAGAAATAGAACATTTTTTATCAGGAAATGTTAATTCTTCAATCCAATTAGGTGCAATAATATCAGTAATAAAATCTTATTAAAATTAATTTCTTTATTAAATGTAATGTTTAATAAAGAAATTATAGATGAATCACTAGGATCTAAGAATTGTAAATTACTAATTATTAAAGATTCTAAATCTGAAATTTGGTTTTATAATTTTTTGTCTAGATACCTTGATTCAACTGATAATACATCAAAAAAGATAATAGGTTTTGATTTAGAATTTAATACTCCACCAGGATCAAAAGGTCAAAGACAAGTTGCTATATTTCAAGTATCATTTTATTTAAAAAAGTATGTTCTAACAATATTTTTTAATCCCAAATTACTTGAATCTAAAACTAACCAACTAATTCATAATTTACTTACAAATCAATTTGTTATGAAAATAGGTCATGGTACAGATTCATTAGATATTCCTGCAATTTATTCCTATTTAGATGATAAAAAAAAAGCTTTAGATTTTACATTGGGGTTATATGATACAAGATTTTTATGTGAATTTGAGAATATAATAAAAGGATCAAAACTTTGTAATATATATCATCTATTAGAAAAATTTCAAGTAGTAGTACCATCACAACTTGCATGGTTAAAATCAAATGAATCAAAACTTGGTCATTTTTGGAATAAAACTATTGATTTAACTAATTTATCTCAAGAGTTAATGGATTATTCAATGTATGATGCATTGTATCTTAAAAAACTTCTAGGACAAATAAAGAAAAGTTTTAAAATAAATGGATGGTCATATCAACTAATAGTACAAACAACTAGACTAGTATTCTTAATTAAAAGAGATATTATTGAGTTTTTAGATCCAACTTTTTTAAATTTGTGTTGGATTCAAAATAATAAACCTACCAGCTCTAAGCTATATGAACTTTTTTATTTATTATATAATCAATGGATTAGTACTAAAACTCAATCAGAAGTATCCATTTTTGCAATTGGATATTTTAAATCCCAGTTACTTAAAGTACTAATTCATGGATTTTATTTATTGGTCTGTATATTATATCCCAGAAAAGTTTATAAATCTTCATCTAGAACTATCGAATACACACAGATACAAGAATTAAAAACATCTTGGAATAATTTAAGAATTAATTTAAAGTTATTTCCTCAAGTATATAAATTAATAATAGATTTTTTAAAATTTTGCAAAAGCAGACTTTAATGTATCAAGTTGTGATTGTACATGAGTATTAGTTTTTGCCCACTCTGTTGCCATTGCTAAAATATTATCTTTTTTAAGTCTAAAATGGTTTGTGATAACATCAGCAAAACATGGTTCTGGATTTATTATTGAATCAATGATAGCCCATTTGATGTTATTTGCTTGAACATCTGCATTGTACTGTGCAGATCTAGCCATTCCCTGTGATGTACCATACGATGACTGATAACCTGGTTCATTAAAATATGGATGATCAATGAAAATAAGACTTTGTATTGAAACAAATAATTGTAACATTGTCGAGTTCTCATTCCATCCCTCTTCTGGTCTACCCGACCATGTACCTAGTAAACTCAAACATACTTTACCACAAGAGTATAAATTAGGATTAAATCTTACAGAACCTTTTCCCGTAGTAACTATTTGAACTTGTGGACAGTTATTGGGATAATCTAAAGGTAAAATCATATCAAATATAAAACATCCATCCTGATATGGTGTATCTTTGGGTCCAGTAATTAAAAACTTAATTTTATTCATTGAAACGTCATCGTATCTAAAAAATACAGAAGTCTCATAATTAAAGGGAAGAGATTTTTTTAAAGAAGATAACTCTCTCATTATTCTTTTTTGTGAATCAAGACTCAATGATTCTATTTTTTGAAGTTTTGGACAAAAGTTTTTAATATTAGCTGATTCAAATTGTAATGCTTTTAAATCATCATAAGTTGAAAAATTATTAGCTAAAACGTACAGTTTTTCTTGAGATAATATTTGATCAACTTGATTTTTTTTATACAAGTCTGTAACACGTAATCCTAGACTACAAATATCTTTATCAGAATCAGATAACTTAATATAATCATCAATAGTAGTTCCAAGTTGTTTAACTAGTTTTTCCAAATTATCTGATCCAGTTTGAATATTTTCAAATCCAATATCTTTAATTTTTTCAAGAATTTCAATTACTAATTCGTATTCTTTTAATTTATTAGTAATTTCAAGAATATTAACATCAAATAGATAGTAGTATAGAATTGTTGAAAGTTTTGATTGGACTAGATCAATAGTTATTTTATCACAGTTTATTTCTAATTGTGATTTAATTAACTCGAGATTTTTAATAATATCTCTAGTTTTTATTTTTTTATCAGAAAGAAATTTCTTCATATCAAATTTTGTATATGATTCATTACCATAACCTATACCTGATGCCATTAATGATTTAGAATTGATATCAGTACTTGTCCAATTAGATAACTTGGTAAAATCTATTTTAAAATCTATTATTTCAGATTTAATTCCAAAAATAGACCATAGTTGTATAACTTGATTATTAATATTAATTTGAGTTATCTCTTGATTGTCAAGTTGTGCATGTTCAGAAAATATTTTAATAAAACCTTCAAGTGTATGGGCTAAAGTATTTGATGGATTCCAACACTCTTGTTTTAAATAATCTAATGAATTAATTGAGAATAAAAATATATCACTAAATTTTGGACTTTGAATAGTAACTTGAGGAGGAAAATAAGGATAGTACAACTTTGGTAACTTAATATTTAAATGTACATCAGAACCAACTAATATTGATGTACTATCCCAACATTCTTTTGTTAGTACTACATCTAAATCAAATATATTAGAACCATTTGGTTTTATATGAATATTTGGATTTGATAAACATTTATAAACTTCTTTAATAATCATTTTTATTATTGAAATTTCACTAAATGCATACTTTTTCATATGTTCATCTACAATAGGTTGTTCTAGTTTTAATGACTTTATAGATACATCTAAAATTTCTTTTTCATTTAATGTATAAATATTTGAAGTTAAATTTAAATTTTCATAAAATGTTCCAAAGTCAGAATCAGATAGAACAAGTTCGACAAATGGATCATCTGATAGTACATCATTTATATTACTTTTTATTGGTTCACACTGTACAATTATATCTGAGATATCATCATGATTATCTGGTGCCATTTTAAAACAATTCTCTAAATATTCTGGAAGCATAGAATCAGATGTATTTTCTGATAATTCAAGTAAATCTGAATCACTAGCTTCAACATCAGATAAAAGTTTAACTTTAATTTCTGGTTTCTCATACTCGCCATAGACAGTAGTATCATCTACAGGTTGCTTGATACCAATTTTTTCATTTAATTCAGTAACTAACTGATTTGCTTTAGAATTAGAAAATATATGTGATGACCCAAAAAAATTTTCAACATTATATGTCTCTTCAGAGACATCTTCTTGAGATTCTGATTCAGATTCTGATTCATCAGGCATATTTTCAATAAGTGTTTCGATTTTAGTTAGAATCTGATATGTATCAAGTTGATCATTTCCATTTATTTCATCAATTCCTTTAATCATTTGTTCATTTGTTAAATTTTCTACATTAATAATATTATCTTTGGGATAATATGTAAATATTACTGATTTGCCTTCTAATTGTGTTTTAAATTTAATATATTTTTCTTCTTGATTTGATTCAAAATCTGTCAAAAATGAATTATAATTTTCTATTTTCCATAAAATAATATGATTTTGTGGATCTAATTTATTATATTCAAGGTTGTAAGACCAATCTAAGATATGTTCCATTTTATTAATTGAAACATTTGTTTAATATATCAAATACAAGTTATTTTCAATTTTTTAATAAAAAATTGAAAATATTATTAATTGGACATTTAAAGTTATAATACAAATATATAACATAAATGGAAACCGAACTATTAGACGTAACTACTACAAATGCTCCTACTCCTAGCAGAACTATTCGTGTTAGTCACGAAGGAGACTATAGTGTAACCGTAAATCATGGTGTAACTCAAGCAGATAACGGTAGAAGATTCCTTGTATTCTCAACTGTAGATGATGCTATCCAAGCCTATGAAGAACTAAAAGTTGGAAATGTTAGAGCATCATATCTTACATATTCTCTCTTTGTCAAGTCTCAAGTTGAACTTGATCAAGATAGTTTAAAGACTAAAGTACTTGCATTAATCTCTGGTGTTAATATTACCTATATGAGAATTGATGATAACTTGCATACTGGAAAGGTTGTTGTTGATCTTCTTACTGATTATCAATCAATTAAGGCTGCATCTACAGATGATCTTCGATTTTTTCACTTTGATCCCAAAAGAGTAAGACCTAGAAGAGATCAAAGATCATCTGATCAAAATGCTAATCAAGGTCAATGGGATCAAGTTCAATCTAGACCAAGAAGAAATAACCAAACTGATCCAAGACCACAAGCTGGAGACAGAAGACAAAGATTTCAGAGTCCTCAAGGTGTAGATGGAGGGCAAAGATTTCAGAGACCACAAGGTCCACAAGGTCCACAAGGTCCACAAGGTCCTCAAGGTGGAGGTAAAGGAGGTCAAAGACCACAAGGTCCTCAAGGTGGAGGTAGAGGTAGAGGAGGTAGAGGAGGTCCAAGACCACAAGGTCCTCAAGGTAGCAGAGGTAGCAGAGGTGGAAATACCAATGTAGTTTAAATTTAATTTATTATAAAAAATAAATTTATTAATATATATTTATTTTTTATAATTAATAGAACATTTGGTAAAATGAGGATCAATTATTTGTTCAGATTTATAAAAATCAGCTATTTGTAATTTAGATATTTCTTTATATTTTGTATATGTTCTAAGAACAGTAGATTCTATATCAGTGGAAACAAAGGGTTTAGTATGTTGTTTGCACTGAGTATATTTTTTTATATCATTCATTGATCCACACCGAGCACGATAATTTTCATACTCGAGAACAACATCTTCAAAATTAGCCAAATCTCTATTTAATTTGCGATTAACTAAATTATGAACTATAAATAACCACCATGTTAGACCTTCTCTTGAATCAAGGTAATGATCAATACAAATATATTTATAAATTTGTGTAAAATAGCTTCTACAAGAAGAACATGGTAAAGTATATCTTAAACTATCAAAGAGAACTTTATAGTTTATTTTATCTTCTTCATCAGGATCTTGTGGATATGCAAAAGTTACAGTATGTAAAAACTTCCATGCAGAGGGGCCCCATTCATTTGCTTGCATTTGCTAATAAATATGATCTAGATATTTTTTATCTAGACCAGATTAAAAATTGATATTTTTTTTATTTAAATATAATTTAAACATATTATATATAATATGTTTAAAACTTTTGCAAGTATTTTTGGAATTGATATTAGTCTAGAACAATCTAATCCAACTGACAAAGTCCAAGTACTATTTGATTATAAAACTCAACCATATATATATTTGCACAGATGCAAACCTATACTTGAAAAAATGATAGAATGTGGATTGATAAATAAATTATCAACATGTAAATCAGTTGAAGATTTTGATTGTCCTGAAAGATTTAATATATATGATATGTCTGATGTTGAATTTGCAAGATCTATGCTTGAAAAAATAAATAATAATCCAGAAGAAATTTCTGTGAGTTCTAATGAAGATTTAACTCAGATTGTTAAAATTATAATGAAAAAATATCTAATGGAAAAATATAATGAAAATAGATCTAAAGTATATATTGAAGTTAATGTCCCTGGAAATAAAAAAATTCAAGTAGTATCATATGCTAATATAAAAAAGACAGATGAACCTAACTTAAAAGATCCAGGGGGATCAATTGAACCGAATGAATCACCCGAAGATGCAGGTGTAAGAGAACTAGCTGAAGAATTAGGGATTATAGTAGATAAATCAAGACTTGAACCTATTAATTTAATTGATTCAGGTCCTAACTACAAATTTAGACTTGTGCTAGATAGTTCAGAATTTACAGACTATATCAAATATGTATCTAAATTAGATATAGACCCAGAAATAACAATGATTTGTATTGTTTAACTTATTTTTATTTAAGCCTTGTTTTCACTTTGTGAAAAAGGTAAATCACCAGTATATCTACAAATTGCATTTAATCCACCAGTTACAGTTGAACATTGTTTATTTATTCCATCAATTAAAATATTTTTTTTATTTTCAAATTCTTTATTATGATTTACAACCTCTTTAATTGTTTTAAATTTAGTACCAAGTTCTTCTTCTTCATGGATTTCTATGCTTGAAACAATAGCAATTAGTTGTTTATATGAAACAGGTTCTTCTAACTTTCCAACAATTTTATAGTACTTTTTTTTACTTATTTCATCTGGTTTTTTATCTATAGTATTTTCTTTAACAAAAACATGAATATTTCTCATTAATTCATCTGCAGATTTTTCTATTGCTTCTTTTGTTTCTTGTTTTTTTGTATTATAATCTACATATGATTGTTTCATACTTTGAATTATATTTGGTTGTACAGAACCAGTATTTACTTGTTGGATATTATTTGCATCTGGGGATGGTTGAAGTACTATAGTTCCTCCTGGTGCAGGTTGTTGAACAGGTGTATTTTTTCCAAACCCAAAATATTTCATACCACCTTGTTGTAAACCACTGGCTTGTCCAATTTCTTTAATTTGTTCATATTTAGCTCTATACTTAAAATATTTCATTTTATAGTATTCTTCAGAGAATTCCTGGGATTGCATATTTATAATAAATAAATAGAAATTATTTTTAAATTAAATTATTTTCTTCCAGTATTTCTTCAACACCTGTAATAGTTCTTTTTTTAATTAAACTATTTAAGTCATCTAATGAATCTCTAGGAATTGAATATTCTTCTTTTATTTCATCTAATACAAACACAACACGATCATAATCATCAGATTTTATTTTATGTATTAAAACTACCTGTTTAATTTTTTTATGGTACTCTAAAGCCTTTGAAGTAAATTTAATTACTGTACCAAATCCAGATGGTATTGTCTGTTCTTCAAGTAGATCATTAAATACACATATATTAGAAATATGTTTCCATAGATCTAGTGTATAGTTCTTACCAAGTCCAAAAAATTTAGAGCTTTGAAATGGTTTAGTAGTGGAATCTTTTTTCCCCATTAGTACACATGCAATTTTTTTAAATCCTGAATTTATTTTTGATTCTATTATAAATTTTATTAACAAATAAATTGGATATTGAATTTCTGTCTGAATATGTTGGGAAGATTGAACTGCTCTCACACAATTATCACACATCTCACAAGACTTAGATACCAATGTCTCTCCAAAATAACTTAGTATAGTTGATCTTCTACAAATATCAGATTTTAAGAATTTTTCCATTTGTCTTATTTGTGATTCTCTAAATCTCTTATAGCTGGGATCTTTAATATCTCTAAGAAGAATTCGATTAATTACCATGTCATCTTTTTCATAAAATAGTCTACATACTGCGGGTAACCCATTTCTTCCTGCCCTTCCTATCTCTTGATAATAAGATTCCATATCACTAGGTGATCCATAATGAACTACTAGTCCAACATTTTGATCTATACCCATTCCAAAGGCAACTGTCGCAACAATCCAATTTATTTTACCTAATGAAAAGTCTTCTTGAGTTTTTCTACGAGTTTCTAAATTCAAACCAGCATGATATACTCCAACTGTACAGCCAAGTCCTACAAGTACTTTTGCTACTTTATCAGTCATATCTCTGGTTCTCACATAAACTATTGAATATATATTTGGTTCTGTTGATTTAACTATTGGTTCAAGATCAAATTTTATATCAGAGGTTTTTGTTTTACATTCAATAAATAAGTTTGGACGATCAAAAGATGAAACTACTTGAATAGGATTTAACAATCCTAAAGTACTTGAAATATCTGTTCGTACTTTAGTTGTTGCTGTAGCTGTCAAAGCCATAATATTTAATGATGGGAGCCAACGTTTTAAACAACTTAAAGCTTTATACTCTGGTCTAAAATCATTTCCCCAAGATGAAACACAATGAGATTCATCAATTGCTATAAATGCAAGTAGATCTGCATTCCATAAATCTGTAACAAAGTCTTCACAGGTTACAAGATACTCAGGTGTCATATATATTAGTTTGTTTTGTTTTTTATCAAGAATTTGTTCTTTTTCATATTCTTTAACACGTGAACCCATATTTGAGTTCATACATATTACTGGAATTGATCTATTTTCTAGAGCAGCCTTTTGATCTTCCATCAAAGAGATTAATGGTGATACAATAATTACAGATTTTGTTTGCTCTAATAATAAAAATGGTAGCTGATAACATATAGATTTACCATATCCCGTTGCTAAAATTGCGAGTACATCTCTTTTATCTTCTAAAACAGATTTAATAATCTGTTTTTGTAAAGGTTTAATTTGGGTATATCCAAACCATTGAGATAATGTCAAATCAATAAGTTCATCCATCGAGTTTATTGAATTAATACAAATTAGGTATAAATTAAATAAAAAAACAATTTTTTTTGGATTTCACATGTTAAATTTAAATCCGTGCATATAGTAATACATAAGCCTGTGTTGCCTCTGATTTAACATGGGTATCTGTTACTTCATGAACATTTGAATCATTAAAACAGAACCATTTAACCTCTTCATTAATTTTTCTTAGTCCATAAGCATAATAATGTCCGCCTTGTACTCCTCCAACATGCATTATAAAACCTTTTAGTACATATGTTGAATTTGGATCAAAAATATTTGTTTGAAATGGTATATCAATTGGATCAACTATTTTTTCAATATGAATATTTGAACACCTGAATCTTTTTAATCCTACAAATATATATTTGGGAAGATTTGTTAGTTTATAACTTAGTCTAAATTCTGATTCTGTCTGATTCATATATAACTCCACACAATCACCAAGTGTTTTACAAGATGACTCTATTGGAAGTGTTAGAATATTTTCATAAACTTGAGATACAGATGGTTTAGAAAATTCTGGATGTGTTGGATTTGTATAATATACTGTTTGTGTAAATCCAAGTCTAAATATTTTATTAATTTCATCTATTACTTCATCTTTTTTTGATTGTTCAATCTGTGATGAAGAAAGAGCTAATTTAATTTGTTCAATAATATCATCTAGAGTAAATGTAAGAAATTCATGAGAATCTTCTTGTGAGAATCCTACATAACTTGTATTTAATAACATATATCTATAATAAAGAATTCGTGGTCCCATTATTTTTGTTTCTAAATTCATATAGTCTTTCCAAGTTTGTGTATACTTTGTTATATCAGATGAATTCAAGTATTTATCACAAAATTCCATAAATCCACCAAGAACACGTGCACACATTAGTAGTTGAACTGATGCATTTAAAAAACATGTGTTGCCAAAATTAACAAGCCCAACATAATTTGTAAAAGAGGTTGATTCCATTTAATTTGAATATAATGTTAATATATTAAATATTATTTTAAGCAATTTTTTTTGTTAATTATATTAATATAATTCAAATTAAATGGAGAGTAAATATTGTAAAGTAACCTATAATACTAATAAAACAAAAATTGACAAGATTAAAAATGTAATCAAAATGTTATGTTCTATTGTTGTTATCTTTAAGAAAATAATACAGTTTATTGATTCAATACAAATAATGATTATAAAATTTAATGATGAAATATTTAATTATTATAATAATATTCCTAGTGTCAAACAAATTCTTTTACAATCAATCCAAGTATGTTATACAAATATTCAAATGTTATTTAATACATCAATAGAATCAATTTATTTACTAAGTTCTACTTCAGATGATATACCTAAACCTGGTATATCAATTAACTATGCAAATACTATTTTTTCTATTAATTCATTTAGAGTAATTTATTCAGATGATGGAATTATTAAATTAGTTGAATATGATTCTGAACTTAAACCAATTAGTATAAATTGGATTGGTACACATTTAAATAAAATAAATCAAATTACATTTAATGATAGATTATCAAAATGTTTTAATAATAATTTGGTAACAATTAACTCTTTAAAGTTAAAATGTATGAGTTTGATCCAGCTAATTAATAATTTACAAAAAATAATTGATATTTAATAGAAGAACTATTTAAAAAAATAGTATTAATATTTAATATAAAATATGGGTAAAAAAACAGCTCCTGTTAAAAAAACAGTTATTGTAACTTCAACAGAACCTCCGAGAAGAGGTACAGAAAGACCATTTGTTTCTGTTATTTGTCCAACTTATAATAGAAGACAATTTCTTCCTAATCTTATTCATCAATTTAATTATCAAACATATCCTCAGCACTATATGGAACTAATTATCTTAGATGATTCACCAACATCAAATGCTGATATTATTCCTAAACAAGGAAATATTAAATATACATATTTGTCAGAAAAATTAATTTTAGGAAAGAAAAGAAATTTAATTAATTCATTGGCAACTGGAGATATTATTGTATGTTTTGATGATGATGATTATTATTCTCCAGAACGTGTCTCTCATGCTGTAATTAAACTGTCAAGTTCAAAATTTCAAATTGCAGGATCTTCAATAATCCATATATTTTATCCAAGACTAGATAAAATTATAGAATTTGGTCCATATGCACCATATCATGGAACAAATGGAACAATGGCTTATACAAAAAAATATTTAAAAACCCATTCATATTTGGATGATAAAACCCAAGCAGAAGAAGCACATTTTACAAATAATTTTTCAGAACCAATGGTTCAATTAGATCCACATAAAGTTATGTTATGTGTTGCACATAATAAAAATACAGTAGAAAAAGATCAATTTCTTAATCAAGGTAAAACAACAACTTTTAAAATGCAAAAGTTTTTTAAAATTAATGACAAACATATGATACAATATTTAAGAACACTTGGAACTAAACTACAACAAGAAGCAAGTCAACAGTTAGTAAATAATGATGTTCCCAAGTTAGTAGAAGATGATGTCCCAGAATTAGTAGAAGATGATGTCCCAGAGTTAGTAGAAGATGTTGTCCCAGAGTTAGTAGAAGATGTTGTTCCAGAGTTAGTAGAAGATGTCCCAGTAGAAAACTTGGACCTTGAAAAAGGACAAATTTATGACCAAGGTGTAGAAATTAACCCACAGATACTTGAACAGTTTAAATCAGAGGATTTAATAAATATATTAAATAAAATAAATGAATTTGGACCTGTTGATTTAGAAAATAATTCAAGTTAAATAATCAGAGTGGTTTAAAATGTTAAAAATAGAGTACAATAAAATTTACAAATACGCGTTAAAAAAAATATATATAATATTATATTATATATGTCAAAAAAAATCTGTAAATTTGATTATCTTAAACCTATTTCATATGACGATCTATTTGATGATCGTAGTAAAAACAGATGCACAGATTACCAACTTGTCTTAGACAAATTGACTGAAGCTAGAAGTGCATTTTTTGGTTTCCAAGCAGGTATTTATAACTTTATTAAAGATTGCACAAAACTTCAACAAAAAATTAGAAATGATATATCAGGAAATGATTTAAATTCATTAAAATATGAATATATGGTTTTACTTAATAACTTGATAACAAACGTTGCTATTTCTTTAAGAAAGAAGATGGAATCTGATCATTTTATTTTAATTAATTTTGAAGTTCCAGTTACTCAGCTTGGGAAAACAATTGATGATATGCAAACTTTACCTGCAACTAATATTATCTTTTCAAATAATAATGGAACTATTGATACTTTAATTACTAATATTCCATCAGTTCTTATTTATTTAAAAGATAACTATCAACTTCAAGTTAAATTTCTTTACCCTAAAACAGTTTCATATAATAATTTATCTTTTGAAAAAACTTATATTAAGAGTTTTAGACCTAAAACATCCGAATCATTTACTAGAAACATGACTCCTGAACTTGAAGTAATTAACTTGAGAGAAAGACTTTATGGATTTAATTCATCTGAATTTGCTTATGATATTTTAGAAGATATTATTAATTATGATACTGATAAATCAATTCATACTCATGGACTTAATGATGTAATTGAACGTTTAGATGGTATTATCTTATCAATTGAAAATACTCACAGAACAATTATTCAAAAGATCAAGACTGAACAACTTGTTGAATCTAATTTATTTACTGAGTCTAAATTAAATTGTCCCAAGTCAAAAAAGTCTAAAAAGTCAAAAAAGGCTAATGATGATAATGATAGTTGCGACTCAGATTCTGATTCTTGTTAAAAATTAATTTAACAATTAAAAAAAAAATAATCTAAACATTATATATATTTAAATAATGTCTAGATACTCTTTTATAGATGAAAATATTAATACTTCAGGAAAGCAATGTTTTTGCATAGATGTTAATTCTAAAAACTCTCCTTTTATAAATGTTAGCCAAGAAACTACAAGTATGACTATACCTGTTTCATCACCTGTTTCATCACCTGTTTCATCACCTATTAATTCACATCTACAAAATATTCCTAAAAAAACAGTAACTTATCAAGAAATTAAACCAGAACAAAATTATTTACTAACTCCTCAAGTTATTGATTCTGCTAGAGAAAAAAATATGATTAATACTATTAATAATTTAATGACACAAACATATTCGAATATTTCAACACAAAAAGATTTTCAAGCATCTAATTCTCCTACAATTGATATACCAAAAACATCTTTAACTGTTGATACAACAAAAGATACTAAATCTAAAATTAACTTAAATACCATGGCAAATGATACTAAAGTTGGAAAAAAAACATATCGCAAAAGTTCTAGTAATTTAAATTTATTTGAAGGGTTTGAAGATAGTTCAAATCCTTCAGGTTGTGATAATGTATGTAAACCTTCAAATAAATCTAAATATACTCGTTTACATTCAAATAAATCCAAACATGCTCGTTTACATTCAAATAAATCTAATTTAAAATCAAATTATAACACAAATGATAATATTTACTTACTAATTATAATTTTAGCATTTTTATTATGTTCTTGGTTTAAAAAATAAATTTATTAATATTTGTTTTATTAACATCTCTAATTTTATTAATATAAAAATCTATTTTGGCTTTTATATTTTGATTTTTGATTTTTTGAAAACAGTATATCCAATAAAGAGTTTTTTTTTCAATATACAGAAAAAACTCAATTAAATCTAATTTTCTTTTTAGGACTAATCTCTTATTTAGTTCTAAATTATATGTTGAAATTAGTATTTTTATCTGTTTAAAATTTTCTCTAAGTTCAGATGAATAAATAGACAACTGTGAATCTCTCATCATAAAAAAATCTTCTATCTCATTTATATCTAAAGTATCCATTATAATGTATAATCTTATAGTAAAGTTAGATATTTTTTATCTTGAGTTATTATAAATATTTATTATGAAAGGTGCTGCTGATGATCTACTAAAAATTTGGTACAATAAAGCACATAAATTAGAAGAACTACATAGAGAAGCTGCTGATTACTACTATTCAAAGGATATAAAATTTGTAATTCCAACTATAATTGGAATTGGTATAGCAGGATCTATTAGTTTTCTATCACTTAGTTTTCAAGAAACTAGATACTTTGCAATAACTACTGGATGTTTAAATCTTTTTTCATCAATTGGATTAATAACAAAAGAATATTTTTCCTATACTAACAAAAGGTTTCAACATAATACTTCATCTAATGCTTATTTAAAAATTAAAAATTTAATTGAAATTCAACTTAATTTAAATAAATTAGGAATGAATATCCCCTATGAAAAAATGATACCAGATATTGGTACACTAATAAATAAAGTTGATAATGATGCACCTATTCTACCACCTCATATAATTATTAATATTCCATGTTTTGACAATATTATTATTGGAAAAATACAAATTCCTTTTACTGATTCTGATGAAAAAGATTTTACTACTGACAAATCTGATAATAAAATTACTATTGAAGAATATAATAATAATAATAATAATAATATATAAATATAATATATAGTCAGATGAAATATTTTATTATATATCCTGTTCATTTATTTGAAGATATTGAACTAATTAAATCTATTGAACCTAATATAATATATTTAATTGAAGATGATAAATACTTTAATTCATTTCCATTTCATAAATCTAAATTAGCATATCATCGTGCAACTATGAAATTCTATAAGGACTATTTGGTTTCCAAAGGATTTGTGTGCAAATATATTGAATCAACACATAAAAAAAAATATTCTTGGATTAAACCAAATGATTTTATTTGGTCTTATGATCCAATTGATCATGGGATAAGAAAACTACTTTATGATTTAAATTGTAAAGAAATAGTATTAGCAGACCCACCTACTTTCATGGAGTCTTTATCAGATTTATATGTATATCAACAGACACACACTAATGGAAAAAAATACTTTCATGATGCATCATTTTATAAATGGCAAAGAAAAAGACTTGAACTACTTGTAGACTCGAAAGGTAAACCTGATGGATCTGCGTGGTCATTTGATAAAGCAAATAGAAATCCCTTTGATACAGATTATGTAGAACCAAAAATTTCAAAATGGACTAATGAGTATTGGGATCAAGCAATCAAATACATAAATAAAACTTTTCCATCTAATTTTGGAGAAATACAAGAGTATTGTTTATTTCCATTAACATTTGGACAAAATAAATCTCACTTAAAAAAATTTATTTCAACTCGTCTTAAAACATTTGGAACTTTTGAAGATGCAGCATCTACTGACGTTATTGGAGGATCACATTCACTACTATCAACTAGTATGAATGTTGGATTAATTACACCTGAGTATGTGATAACACAAATAATGGACTTTTATTTATCACAGTCTAAACCTAATAAAAAAAAATTAATTCAACAAGTTGAAGCTTTTATTCGTCAAGTAATTGGATGGAGATCTTATGTTCGATTTAATTATGAATTTCATGGTCAGGAAATGATTAAAGAAAATTTATTAGATCATAAAAATTCAATCCCAACTAGCTGGTTCACATTTGATCCTAATACAGGATTCGATTTTATTGATGGACTTATAAAGAAAGCATGGACATATGGATATCTTCATCACATTGAACGACTAATGTATATTGGTAATTTACTTTTGCTTATGCAAACAAGTCCTTTAGAAGTATATAAATGGTTTATGGTATGTTTTTTAGATTCGTATGAATGGGTAATGGTCCCTAATGTAATGGGTATGTCACAATATTCACTTGAATCCATACAAATGATGACAAGACCATATTTTTCATCTAATGCGTATATAAAAAGAATGAGTGATTTTAATTCAAAGTCTATAAAATTATCAGATAATGATTACCCATGGGAAAAAGTGTGGAATGGGTTATATTATAATTTTATTTATACACATTCTAAATTATTAAAATCAATATATTCTACTGCAGTCCAAGTTAAAAATTTGAATAATTTTAGTATTAGTGATAGAAAAGAACTAATTGATATTGCAAATCTTTATCTAGACAAGTACATATATGAACTGGAATAATCCTGAAAATTTAATTTCAATATATTTAAATAATACAAATTTAGAATCAGGAGTATCAAAAGTACTTGAAACATTAGATATAAATTCTAATAATATTATTGATGAATATATACAAAAATATTTAGACTTTAAATTAGAGCAAAAAAAAAATTCTACACAAGAATATAAACCATGTATTCAAACACCTCAAACTAATCAAATTAATTTTGATTTTATTGGAGAATTTGATAAATGGGCTGATATAAAAATATATGAAGACTTGTTGATAAATTTAATAAACTTATTTAGATTTATTGGTTCCAAACTAGGGCCAAGTATTATTAAAAATTTAAGATTCAAGAATATTAATCAATTTTCACCTAATATATATGAATTTGATTTTTTTACTAAATCATCTGTTAGACCAAATTTTTTAACTTTGTTAAGATTGTTAGTCACATTAGGTTGTCCTACAAAAATCTTGACAAAAGAATTTAAAACATTCCTCACATTGGGACATAAACCAATTGGATTGATAACATATCCAGAGGTATCAAAACCAGAGGTATCAAAACCAGAGGTATCAAAACCAGAGGTATCAAAACCATTACTTACAATAACATGGAATGTTGATACTGTTGATGAATTTTTTAAAAAATTATATAAACTTGAAGAACTATGTATTGATCAAAATTTAACAACTCAATTTGAACTTGCAAAAAAACTATATTCAAAATTAAAAAATCTTATTATTCAATTAGTTTTAAAAAAAATGTTAAGCCCTTTTATTTCAACTCATAATATAAACTTGTGTTTACAAGAATGTGAAATCAATTTATATGAACAAATTAGAACAAATTTTGCAGATATTTTTGTTTGTGATACATTTAGTACTCAAAACTCTCAGGTTTATCAAATTAATAATTTTATTGACTTTTCAATAAGTCCATCTGCAGATAAGATACAAACTCAAAAAGAAAATTTGTCATATGGGTATGCTGTATTTACTACAGTACAAACATTAAATCTAACTCTTAGTCCACAAAATGTTTTTAATTCTCTAGTTTTAAATCATGAAAAAGGTTCACTTAAACGTGGACTAACTTTTTCAAGTAGAGGTATTTATATACCTGAACTAAATTTGTATAATTTACATCTCAAATCACAACAAGCATATAACAATTTATTATCATTAGAAAAATTTTATTATGGAATTGAGTCTAAATTAGAATCAGGTAATAAAATATTTTTACTTAATTATAATTTTTCATCGAATACCTATACTCAAATATTTGTTTGTGCGAAACTTATTGAAAAATATCCAAGTTTATCATACCAACAAATACATTGGATTATTGATGTGTTATATGAACGAAAAATGTCATTTGATCAAGTACTATATGAGTTATCAAAGGTATCATGTACATTTAATAACTCGTATAGTACTAATATAGTAAACTTAACCCAAGAATACCAAGATGAACTAGTTGAAAAATATACTAATATTTTTTCAAAGATTCCTATTAGTAAATTTATTCAAGGGATAAATTTACATTGGACTAAAAAATTTGAACGAAAAATATGTGAACTAGTTATGAACCAAGCAATAAATATTACTAATAATTTAATAACAAATCCTGATATTATAATAAAAGAATTTTGTTCTCATATAGGACTATACAAACAAATACCAATATTAGATTCAAATACAACTAATTTAATAATATGTGGTGATATAAATATGTTTATTATTTCATCAGGAAATACAAGAATAAAAAAATACTCGTTTAAATCTACTTCAGAAGAAGATATGCCATTTAATCACTTGTTACAAATGCAAATGAATTCATGGGCAAATGATATAATCTTTGCATGTATCTAAACAAGATCGATACCTTCATTTGCAAGATTAGTCTTGATCTGCTCAACTATTTCTTTATCAACAATAGTCTTGATAGCTCCAAAATATTTGGTCATACTGGTTTGATCACTAAGAAATAGTTCAGCAAGTTTGAATGACAACTCATTAACAATATCACCAGTTGATTTCATTAACTCAATCTCTTCAATAATTTTAGGATCATGGTTTTGTTTAGATTCAACATGAGAATCTGCTGCAGCACTGGCATCTCGTCTTTCAATAGCAGACATTGCATCACGGATATAACGTTCACATTTTTCGAATTTATCAATAATAAAAAGTGCAGATGATGGGTCCTTCTCAAGTGCATAGATTTTACCTTTAGCCAAAGTCTCAAGAATAGTTTCTCCTTTATTAGGATGAACTGATAAAAGTATTTGACCAGTTGTATCAGCTGAAACAATTGTTTTTATAGAAAGAATAGAACCAGACCAACAAGCTTGAGTCATAGGTCTGCATCCATCATATATTGAGTCGATCAACTCAATTGGATTGTATCTAGCAGCACTCCATTGGTTGATAATACGTTCAATCAAAGTATTACGATCAGTTTTAATTGCTTGATGTAAAAACATACATACAATCTTTTTAAACTCAAATGGTAAAACTTGAGGGTTCCTCTTGATTTTTCCAATCTCATCAAGAATAGTTTCATCTCGTACAGCTTTTCCACCAGCCAAATTATTTGGTACAAGACCACGGACTAGTTTTTTCCATTCTGGTCCAAGATTAACATAAATACCAGTTGGGGGTCTACGGGGTTCTCTTGGTTTATTAGATCTTGTATCATCAGAAGCAGTGGTTTTATCTGATCTTTCAGACTTGATTGACATCTTATCTGAAATATCAACTTCGGCTTCAGATACTTTACTAACCTCAAAAAATCCAGCTTTAGAATTGAATTTTTGAGGTTTTTTCCTAGATTTTCTAGGAACTGATTCCCAATTAGTTTCTGATTTCTCAGAGACTGATTGGGAATTAGGGGCAAAAGTTTGTTGAATTGAGCTCATTGCAGTAGTTCGTTTCATATGTTAGATAATTATCTGTTTATCCAACAAAAGTACCTTACAAGTGTCTATAAACAATATTTTTTTCAATTTTTTTCAATTTTTTTCGTTAAAAAATAACTATTATTTATACTATATAAAAGTATACTAATGGCTAGCTTTGATAAAGAAATAGAATACTCTACTGAAGATGAAATTAAATCAAAATCTGAGTCCTCAAGTAAATCAGATTCATCAACTGATTCTATTGATTCAGATGAATCAGAATGTATAGACAAGACAAAAGGAGACCATAATTTAGGAGTTATATTAAATGGACAGTATGTGTTAATAGAAAAAATAGGTTATGGAACATTTTCAACAGTTTGGTTGGCATATAAATTTATAGACTCGACAAGTAAACATTTTTATGCAATTAAAGTACAACATCAAGAAGACTATGATGATGGTTTTAAAGAATCCCAATACTTAGAAAAGATAAAAGCCTTAAATTGTCCTCATATAATTTATATGTATGAATCTTTTACTTATATGCCATCTAAGTCTTCATATAAGTATCCACATGTTTGTATGGTTTTTGATCTATTAGTTGGTTCAACTTACCAATTAATCCGTAGAGGTAAATATGAAGATGGTTTACCAGAATCAATTGTTTCTAAAATTATTTTGCAGGTTTCAGTAGCATTAAATGCAATTAAAAATGGATTGAATGCATGTCATACAGATATCAAACCAGAAAATATTTTAATTAAAGGTGTTGATGAACGACTGAAAATGTTTAGAGAACTTTTTTTGCAAGAAAACTTTTATGAAAAATTTAAGGTTTTATGTAATAAGATAGTAGAGGATAACAAATTTAAACTTTCTAATAAAAAACATAAATCCAAATACTCAAAAATTAAGGCTGAACTTAGTAAAAAAATTATTTTCAATATAAATAAATCAATAAATAAAACTATTGGTGAAACTTATGGGCTTAAATCTGATGTTAAAACTATCAATATTGATTCTTTAACAGATATTCAAGTTGTGTTAGCAGATTTTGGTACAATTAAACCTTTCTCAAAAATATCATATACTGATGATATTCAAACAAGATATTATAGAGCACCTGAAGTTATATTAATGTGTGGATATAATCATAAAGCAGATGTTTGGTCTTTAGCATGTTGTGCATACGAGCTGCTGACTGGAGAAACTCTTTTTGATCCTGAGAAAGATTCAAAATACTCTACTGACTTTCATCATATATTTTGGATTATGGAACTATTAGGTGATATTCCTAAAGGAGTAATATCCAAGTCACGTAACTCCAAAGAATTTTTTCACTCATCTGGTAAATTTAAAGAAAAAAAACCATCATTACATCCTTTATCAACAGTACTTAAAGAAGATGTAAAAATTGAATGTAGTGATAAAATAATAAATTTGTTAGAAAAAATGTTATTAATTGATCCTCGAACTAGATTTGATTATGATGATATTATTGGATATATAAATTCAAACTATTAAAAATAAAAATATAATTATATTTTTATTTTTTCTAAAAGGGTTGCTACTAGTTGCACAAAACTTGATATTTCTTGATACTTTTATTTATAAATATCATATTTCATTTGTTTTTTTTCTATATTTACGTAATCCATTCATTTTTGCAACATATACATTCATTATTGACATCATATCTTTTACTAACTCTTCTTCTGGTTCTATTAACTCTTTTTCATTTAATACTTTTATTTCTCCTTCTGAATATTTTGTCACTAACTCCTCTATTAATTCATATCCAAATCTTGTTAATCTATCTTTATAAGCTACTACTATTTCTTTTATTCTTCCTTCTATTGCTAAATGAATTATTTTTTTAATTCCCCTTTTATTTAAATTTAATCCTGATCCTATATCTTCTATTATTAAATGTGTTGGATAATTTTCTATCATCATTGCCTTCTGTCTTTCTAAATCATCTTTTTGACCTTGAGATGATACGCGAACATAACATATACTTAATTTCCCTTTTATTTTATCTATCTGTTCTATTGGATCTATTTGCTCATCTTTATTTTCTTCTAAATATTTTTCTACATTATATAATCTTTTTCCTCCTGGTGTACGAATTGTCTCTATTAAACCTTTATCATCCCATTGATATAATGTTCTTTGATGAACTCCTATTATTTCACTTGCCTGTTTCCCACCAACAAACTTTTTCCTATTTATTTTCATTGTTTTTTTCATTGGTAAGTTTTACTTATTATAATTTATTAATAAAACTTTATATCAACTTTATAAAACTTTATATTAAAATATATAGTTTATACTTAAAAATATAATATATAGTTTATATTAATGAAAAAAAAGAAATTAAATGATTTTCTTTTACAAACTAGAAAATATGATTCGGATTTAAAAACATTTGATCAATTTAAAAATAAAATCATTATTTCTATTGGGAGTAATACATTTATGCAAAAAAGCAAATTCTTTAAAGATTGTTTTAATGATTTAGTTATATCATTAACTTCAAAATTAAATAAATCACAACTATCTAAATTTAATAAAATCAAAAAATATAATCCAAATATTTCTAAATATGATCTTATTAATAATTGGATCATAAAAAATAAGTTTATTAAATCTTTTGATTATATCATTAACAAATATTCTAACTTTTCAAAATTAATAAATCAAAATTGTTATTTAGAGTTTATTGACCATAATGATTTATTTATGTTAATTAAAGATACAAAATGTCAACCTTTTTGGAATGATCAAGTTAAAGAATTAAGTTATAAAATTTTTATGCCAACACTTGATAATTTAGTTCAAATAAATTCACCACAAACCTTTAGTTCTTCAAATTGGTTTGAAACAGTTCATTATTCTGGAATTAATAAATCTGATGATATAATAACTACTAATACACAAGCAATTATATTAAATGAAACTACAAAAACTAACAAAATAAAATTATATTTAAATCATAAACAAAAAATAGCACTTAATAGATTAATGGGAGGTTATAGATATTTTTATAATAGAACAATAAATTTTATAAATAATTATAATAAACTAACAAGATCTACATATTATGAATATAAAATAAATTCAAAAACAAATTCTATAAAAGTTGATATAGATTTAAAAGATATGCCAAATAGATTTTCAATGTATACAATAAGATCAATAATAAAATGTAATTATCCAGATTGGTTTAAAGAAATATCAATGCCATCACATTTAATTGACAAAGCAATTGGTGAGGCTTGTGATAATTATAGTAAATGTATGGAAAAATTTAGAAGAACAAGATTAGCATTTAAATTAAAACCAAAAATAAAAAAAACAAAAATGCAAACAATGAATATTGAGTCAGGAATGGTTGGAAAGAATGGAATTTTTGTAACAATAAAAGATTTAGAGAATAATTACATTTTAAAAAATATTAAATCATCATACAAATTATCAAATATAAAAAATTTAAAAGATAGTAGCATAACATATAATACAAGATTAAATGAATGGTATTTAAATGCAACATATAGTGAAAAAAATAATACAACAAATTTATCAACTAATAAAATATGTTCAATAGATCCAGGAATAAAAACATTTGCAACAATATATGATTTTTCAGGAGTTGCAAAGATAGGAACAAATAATACAAGAAATAAAATAAAGAAGATATGTAGAGAACTAGATATAATACAAAGTAAAATGTCAAAAGCCACATATAACTCCAAAAGAAATTTACGTCAGGCTTATAATCGTAAGCATAAATATTTAGAAAATTTAAAAACAGAATTACATAATAAAACAGTAAGATATTTAACTTTAAATTATGGAAAAATAATTATTCCACCATTTGAAACCCAAAAATTGGCAGAAAAATTATCAAGTTCAGAGAATCGAACAATGATGACATTATCGTTTTACAAATTTTTAACTCGACTAAAAAATAAATGTATAGATCAAGGAAAGGAACTAATGATAAGACCAGAATATTACACATCAAAAACATGTGGATGTTGTGGTTGGATAAACAAAAATTTATCAAATGCAGATGAGTTTAATTGTTCAAGTTGCGGACTTAAAATAGATCGAGATATGAATGGAGCGAGAAACATAATGTTAAGAAATTTAAATGAGAGTTACCTCCTTTAATGCTTTGTAAGTACATCCATTAATGTGACGAATATAGTATAATTATTATATTTGATAAAGAAAGTTGATAATAAAAAGTATCAAGAAATATCAACTTTTATGTAACGGTTAATTGTACTAGCTCATAAGGATAAGCTGAAAGATCTAATTTTGTTTCTGATGATTTATAACCTATTAACAAGTTAGTTTTATTTGTCTTTATTTGTTCTGATAAATCAAATTCTTTTTTATGCTTTGAAGGATTATAAAGAGATTCATTTTCGTTTGGTTCAAGTGATCTTAAATCAACTAAAGTAATTATTTTGTCTAACTTATTTTCTAAATTAATTACTATATTTTTAATCAGCTCTTGAGTTATATTAGGATTAAAACTAGATTTAACAAATTTTAATTTGTGCTCTATGCTAAAAAATTCTAGACTAGCAATTAGTTTAAGTTCAAGATTATCTCCTTTTAACTCATATTCAATACAATAGTTTAGTTCTTTGGAATAACATTTGGTAAAAAATTTCTCAAATTTGTTCAATCCCATTTGATTTGGTAAATCTTCTAGACCAAATAACCCATTATACTCTAAAGCAAATTATACTCTAAAGCAATTTGTATTTGTTCTAATTTATCAAAAATTTGTACTTGCATATATATTAAAGAATTATTTAAACTTTAAATAATTGAAAATTCTACTAATTAAATTTATTCAATATTAAATTTATTAATCAAATATTAACAAATGGAGTGGCTTGAAAGTTATTTTTTACAAAAAGATATAATATCTGATATTACATGGATTGGTATAGGTTCAGCTTCTATGAGAGATTCTAAACCAAAAAATATGCAACAATTTCCACCATGGTTAAATTCAGAGTTTGTTAAACAAGGTTCTAATCTAACTTGTACTTTAATAAATATAGATCCAACATTTGAATCACCTTATTTGCTAACTAAAATTTATCCTCAACTTGTAAAAACATGGACATCTCCAGATGAACTTATTCATGTATTTTCTATGGATAGACTTGAATGTATTTATGTAAATGTTAGTATTAATTATTATAATCAAGTTGATGGTCAGCACGGAGTTATTGAAGATGTTTTAAGGCCATTTGATACAATTAATAGACTAGTAATGTCTCAATACAAGTTATTAGTTTCTGGAATATTTACAGGAATATCGAATAATATAATTGAAAAATATTTTACAGATTTATACAAGTCTGAATATAATTTTTCAACAAGTATAACATATAATTTTATGAATGATTCTAATGGTTCATGTGTAGTAAATTTATTAGAAAACTATCCACTAATTGATTGGGATTCAAACCAAATTATTAAAATTAATCAAATGATAGAAACAATTGGACCTGATATTATCACAGAGATAAAGACAATATTTAATCCTAAAATTATTGGAATAGATTTCAAGTTACAAAGTATATCACTTAATCTACTTGCAAATCTTCCTAATTTAGAAGTATTTTTATATAGAAACTATTTAAATAAAAATTTTGAATCCCATACAAAATTAATGTATTCTAGTTCTAAATTTTCACATATTGATTTGAACTGTTTTGAACCATCAGTATATGAATCTAATATAAATTTAATGAAGAAACTAATATACCAAACATATAGCCCATACATTGAAATTCTTAGAACTTGTGGATTTGATTCTGAAATTCTTGATTTGCTTGATCAGTCTCTTAAAGATATTCCCTTAGATTCTAAAGAAATTTACAACTGGACGAATTACTATAAAAAAATACTTAATTTATTTAACTAAAGATTTAATCAAGATATAAAATTAATTAAATTTATTTATTTATCTTTTATATCTTCGTTCTGAATCAGCATAAACAAATATGTTATTATTTTTAACATATATTAACTAATTATAATTTTATTTTTAAAGATATAAAATTATAATTATATTATTTATTTATATTTTAGATTGATTTTAGATTAACCTAAAATTAAACACTAATTAATTTTTTATCAAACTATTTAAACATAAAAAACTGGTTTATTAGTCTGATAAAAAACACTTTTTACTAAAAAAACCGGGTAAAAAATTTTCCCTCTGAAGGTATAAAATTTGCTCACTAAAAATAGCTATTCGTATACGAAGAGCTATTTTATGATGTAGTTAGATATTATTTTATATTACTGATCTCCGTATTCTTGCTCACTTGACTTTTTTGTAATTTTTACTATATAATTATTTTAATTATATATCTATTTTTTAATCTATTAAATAATAAAAATTATAATAAATATTTTTTATCTCCGTATTTTTGCTCACTAAAAATCACAAAAAATAGAGTTTCGAATACGAAGATCAATATAAGATAGTTATTATTTAGATAAAAATTATTTTAGATTATATGTAAAATAAAATAGATATGAAAAATAAATAATATATATTTATTATTAAATAGTTTTATTATAAACTAATACTATATTACAAAAAATAATTTTTATTTTTATATCTTCGTACTTGAACAGTCTAAACATAAAGTGTTTAAAATCATATGTGTTGTAACTTTTATAATTTTATATATTGAGATTTATTTTAGTTAGATTTATATATTGCGATGTTAATAAAGATTATAATAATATATATTTCTTTGTCGCTAAATTTATAACTGTTAAAATGCAAAAATAATGTTTTAACAGATAGAGAAAAAAATGTTTTTACCAAAAAATCAGGGTAAAAAATTTTCCCTCTGAGGATATAAAATTTGCTCACTAAAAATAGTGTTTTGTATACGGAGAGCTTATTGTAAATCAAAAAAATATAAAAAAAATAATTTGTATCTCCGTATTTTTGCTCACTTAACTTTTTTGTAATTTTTACTATAAAAATATTTAATTAATATATCTATATTATAGTCTAAAAAATAATAAGAATATTTATTTATATATTTTAATCTCCGTATTTTTGCTCATTAAAAATCACTTAAAAAGCTATTTCGAATACGGAGATAAAAAATAGATGAATAATTTTATTCAAAAATATTTTAAAGATTACAATAAATATTTTTAAGTAAAAATGATTTAAAAATTAATAAATAATATGTATTAATAGTATATATGGTATATTATAAGTGTTTATATTGTTTTAAAAATAATACTCATAAAACAGTACATAATAAACATGAAAACATATGTGAAATTAATTTTAATCAACAAATAGAAAAATATAAATTATATAATAAAATGAAATTGATGGAAGATTTTTTTGCAATAAATACAAATACAAATAAAAAATTTTGTTGTAATAAATGTGAAAAAACATATGATTCTTACAATGGTCTTAAGAGACATATAAGAATAAATAAATGTTTTTTTGAACAATCTATAGTAAATAATATTGTAAATAACACAACAAATATTCAGAATCAAACTAATACAAATAATTCTAATACTTTAAATTTAAATATAAATAATAATATACAACTAGTACCATATGATGATATTAAATATGATTTTATGAAACCTAGTGTATTAAGAAATGCATTTGAGATTCCAGGAGAAGCATTCCAGAGCATAACAGCAGATACATTTTTTAATCCTAATAAGAAAGAAAATCATGTTATATTTTGTCCTAATTTAAAAGATGGTCAAATTCATGTTTATAATGGAAATAAATTTTCTGGTGATGGATGGGATGTTGTTGAAAAAAAAGATTTTTTTAAGCAGATGTTAATTAAACAAATGAGAACATTAGAAAAAATAAAGCAATGTAATGAATTAGACGATAATCCACTAGAAATAAATAATATTATTGGATTTTCTAATCTTTTAAGAGAATTTAATTCAAATAATGATGTGATAAAAGAATATACAGCTAAATTAAATACTTTATGTTATAAAAATAATCCTATTATTAAAAAAACAAACCTAACAAAATCTAATAAAATTTTATTCAAATAGTTATTTAAACAAATAATAATTTATATTATTATTATGGAATCACATCAAGACTATTCAGAATGGACTAATGAAACTATTGATCAGTTAGTTTTATCTGAATCTATAGAAGAGAAAATGAAAGCTGATCAATTATATAAATATATTGAATATAAATTTTCAAATCTAAATTTAACTTCTAATACATATCCTTTGATAAATTTAGTTGTATGTTATTATGGATTAACTGAATCTAAACCAATTGAAGAAATAAAAGAAATTATCAGTAAAGACTATGGAATTGAATTTGCAAATTCAATTAATAATATTTCTAATGAAAAAATTTTAGCAGGATTAACTGTTGGGGCTTTTGTTTTTGGTGTATTAAATCAAATGAAATCAAATGAAATAAATAATATATTTTATAATAGTTAACTGAACTATTATTAATGCCAATGGGTTTTAAGGCCGATTCTGGTACTAGTATTAAAAGTAGTTCTAACATTTGGAACAAAATAAGTTTGTCCTCCTCCATAATTAGTATTAGTATTAGAATTAGAGGATGGTGTAAGGGAAACATAATTTCCACTTCCACTTCCACTAGATTGGTTGTAATTGTACGCAGCGTTTAGCCCTTGTACATATGTGGTAGGAGTGACCTGCAAAAGTTTATTTGATGTATCTGGTGATTGATTCATTTTTAATATAAAGGTCTATCAATACTAAAAGTATAGTAAAAATAATTCAATTTTTTCTGTAATTGAACTTTTTGGACCTTTAAACAAAAAGCAAAAGATATATAATAATGTAAATAATATAAATTTAAAATTTCAATTTTTTTATAGCTATGATTATTATATGCCAATAACTAAAGTATTTACAGATGGATCTACATTAAATAATCAGGCTGCTAAAAAAGGTTGTTCTTATGGAGGATATGGTGGTTATATACTATTTTCTAATGGTGATGAACAGATGTTTTCAGAACCTCTTGAAGGGGATAAAATAACAAATCAAGTAGCAGAACTTGCAGCTGTAAAACATGGTCTTTCAATTGTACTTCCAATTGTACCTAAAGATTTAATATATGTTTATACAGATTCTATGTATGTGATAAATATTTATACCAATTGGATAAAAAAATGGATAAATGATGGATGGAAAAAACCAGATGGTAAACCAGTTGAAAATGCAGAATTAATACAAGAAATTTATCAATTAATTATCGAGTCAAATGCTAAAGTATTTTACAAGCATGTACGAGCACATCAAGAGGCTCCATCAGACAAGGAATCAGAAGAATATAGAATTTGGTATGGAAATTCAAAAGCAGATGAACTAGCAGTATATTCTGCAAATATATCAAAGGAAAGGAGTAAAGAAATATCTCAGTTGGATAACCAAATAAAAAAAAAGGTAAGATCAAAAAAAAATATTATCTAGTATAAAAATATAATAAAATGAATTTTTTAGAAGCTTGTTTAGAAAAACATTATTTGAGAATTTTAATATTTATGTTTTTGTTAGGAGCAACTTATTTATATTTTGAAAATAAAAAAAAAGAAAGACTAGATGATATTACTGATGAAGTTAGAGATTGGTTTCCTTTTTAGAGATTAACTTCTTGAAAGTTCAACAAATAAGTCTCAAAAATAGATCTATACTTACTAAATCTGTAACAGCTATACTAGAAGTGGTAAAGTTCATGTTGTATTAGAAAGTGTAATTAACTATATTGAACATATTAGAATATTTATATTCTGAAAATTTGTTATGTGCATTTGATATAATTTAAAAATTTAAGAATATAAATATAAAAAAAATATATAGAAAAATATTTTTTGTATAGTTATAATATATATATAAATGGACTATAATTACAAAGCTCCTCAATCTAACTATGGTTATAACAACAACTCTCCTGCATATACTTATAGTGCTACCCCAAGTCAAGCTATCCACTCAGCACCTTCAGGAAATGTGACTCATAGTGAAACTATGGGTACAACTGTTGACAATTTAGCAGCCACTGCTACTGGTGGTGTCAACTACATGTTACAAAATGATTACATTCGTGTATTTATTTTTATTGTTGCTACTGTATATGCTGGTTATACATTATTACCTATGCCTAAAAATCTTAAGAAAATGTTTACTAATTCTGAAATTTTCAAATACTTTATTCTATTTTTCGTAGCTGCTTCTATGTTACATCCTCTAGATAATACCAAACTTAAAATTTGTTTGGTTGTTCCTGTATTTATTTTATTAATGTTTAGATTAATAAGAAATAAATCTCAAGGAAAAAAACTTTTCCACGGTATTGGATTTAGATCTCGTGATCAAGACTGCAGTGATTCTGAGTCAAGATCTAGTTCTAGATACGAATCAAGACGTAAATCAAGACGTGGATCAAGCTCTGAATCAGAAGGCTCATCAGATGTTAGAACTCGTCAAGAAAGAAGAATGGGAGAACAAAGTGCTGCAGGTTCAAGTGGTGTTGGTTTAGGCGCTGTAGCTCTAGCTGGTGCTGCAGGTGCAGGTGTAGGTTCTCTAGCTGGTGCCGCAGCTGTACGAAAGGGAAAGAAAGATAGAAAATCAAAGAAGGGAAAGAAGGGATCAAAGAAGGGATCAAAGAAGGGCAAGAAGGGAAAAAAGGGATCAAAGAAAGGAAAAAAGGGGAAGAAATCAAAGGGATCTAAATCTGATTCTGTTAAAGGAATGACAAAGGCTGAACATTTTTCATTTGTTTAAAAAAATTATTTAAGTAAATATTTATTAATATTTATTTTCTTTTTATCGCTAATCAAATACCTATCAAAACTTTTGATAATTAATTGATTAATTTTTTGTATAGATCGTGAATTATTCGATTTATGAGACCATATCTTGTCTTTTGAAATAACTAATTCTATATCAGTAATTCCAGGATATAATTCAGATATTATAATAAAATCAACATAATCAGATGGTATATATCGATGAAGTTTAAATTCTATTGTTAAATCAAATGTCATTATTTTTAACCCATTCCAATAATAGTGCATTGATGGATCTAATGCTAGAATAAAATCATCTAATGGTGGGTAATTTGATTTATAAAAATCTTCATTTGATTTAGTCCATGAATCTTTCCATGCAATTGTTCCAGGCATTCCTGAATCTGCAAATGGTAATTTAGTTTGATCATTAAAAAAATCTGTATATATTTTGCTTACTAGTTCTTGTTCTCTTAATGTATCAACACCAATATTTATAAAGATAGAATCAACATCAGCTGATTTTCTAATTCCTGTTGTTAAAAATGATGATCCTGTTAATAAAATTAGTCTTTGGGATTCTAATGTATTTAAATTTTTTATTTGCCAGTTTTTAAATGCATTTAATCTTAAATAAGATGGATAAAATGTAGGATCTAACCAATTAGTTAAAACTCGTGATTCTAAATTTATTAGTGTTTGTTCATGAAAATATGTTTGTGCATATTCAATTGATTCATAAAAAAAATCATTAATATGAATTGTATCGGGAAGTTCAACATTTTCATTAGGATTATTTTGAAGTATAAGAGATTTAATTAGTTCTCTAATTTGTGTTTTAAATGTTGAACCTGTACCTGATATAGGTAATCCATTAATATTTTCAAATACAATAACATATAATTTATTAGTTTTATTAAGATTAAATTTGCTATATAGTAGCTTGGAATTAATAAATTTTAATTTACGTTCAATTGATGGTTTTGTTAAAATAATTTTATTGTACAAATTAGATATTAAATTTTGAGCCCCTAAATAACTTAGTTCAATCTCTTTACATGCAATAACAATACCATTTAACTGTAAAAAATTAATTATTTTATCTATATAAAGTGTCGAACAAGGCCATACAGTTAAAATAAAAGTCTTGGGTCTATTTGATATATATTGTAATAAAACTTGATCTCTTAGTTTATAGTCTGGATATGTTTGAGATGAGTATTTAATGATTGTTTTTCCATTCATTTTGTTAGCTTCGCCAAGTGTATTAGATAGTGATGAATTTGAAGTACTAACATTTAAATAATATTTTAACATATGTTCAATTGGTTTAGAAAATTCGCTTGGACCAATTTGAATATATGGTTCTGGTTCATAATAACAACAGTTTTCTTCTAATTGAAATGATAAATATTTAGAATGAAGTTTAATTTGTTCTTCTGACAAATTATATAAATATGCTAATTTTTTAGTGTCCATTTGGTATTTATAATATATGGAGAAAAATTTAAATATAAATATAATTTAATGACATTTGTTTATATAGAACCTAGTGAAAATCTTTTAAAAAATCTATCTGAACTATATATTAAATATATTAATGTTAGACAAATATCGTCAGATGAAACTAATCTAGTTGGTTCTATAAATTCAAGAGAAAAAACTAATAAATTTAATCTTCTATTTGATGATATTAATGAAAATATTAATATGGCTAATTTAGATAATATTAATAGTATACTTTGTACTTACCACAAACAAAGATACCTTGATGGTTTAAAAGAATTAAAAAAAGATAATAAACAATATTTTGAAACTGTAAAAGATTATAAAGATGAAAGACCTAAAAAATTGTTTAGTACAAAAATAGAATTATTTGAACATTTAATTAGTTTTGTAGGCACATTTACATATACTAGTCTTACAACTAGTGATAAATGTAGAACTAATTATTATAATGCTTTAATTACTCATTTACAAAAAATAAAAGATATTGTTACAGAAAGGGCAATACCTTTAATATACGAAAATATTAAAGAAGATATTAGTCAAGTAATAAATGCACAGAATATTGAAAAAATAAAAGAAAATAATTTGGTTTTATTAGAGGATAAATCTGCGGTATCTACTCAATTATCTAAAGAATTAGAAAAACATATTATTGATTTGTTAGAAATTCCTGAAGAAATAACAGATGATGAAAAATATTTGTTATCACAACTAGAAAACAAATATAAAGAATTTTTATCTATTACAAATCAAACTTTTACTCAAGAAATTAAAAATAAAATAAAGAAATCTGTTATTCAACTAGTTCTTGCTGAAATAAAAATACAAAAAAGACTTAATTTAAAAAAAAAATTATTAGTATCAAATACACTAACTAAATTTTTTGTAAGAGAATAAAGACTAATCAACTTTATAAATACTAGTTATTTTCTTCCAAAAACTATTTTCAAAAAATCTTTTATTAGTTTGAAGTAAATGAATTAATGAATCTAAAGGACCTAAATAGACATTTGTTATAAAAATACATTCAAATATTTCCAATAAAACCCAATTATCTTTAAAATTGAAATTAATTTTTCCAAAATATTCAATAAAAATATCTTGTATTTTTCTTAAACTATGTCCAGAAGCTATACTACTTTCAATAATATCATACAAAATATATGTTTGATCATTATTTTTAAAAATATGTTCAAATACTCCTCTGATAATTTCATCATTAATATTTTTATAATAATTATATAAAATCCATAAACAATTTGAAGAAACAAGTATATTTGACTTGAGATTAAAAATATACTCTTCTTCAAAGTTCTTTATAAATTTTTTTATATTACAATACTTAAAAGTGTTAATATTATCTAATATAAAATATTTTATTTCATTTGGAGTTAGCAGTTTGTATTTAATAAAATGTTTAAAAAATACACATTTTATTTCAGGACAAGCTGAACCTTGCATATCAATTAAATAATTTTTTATTTGAATATAATGATTTTTTTTTAGTAAATTAACAAGATGATCATATTCTGGATCTAAATGTTGAAAAATAGTTTGAATATGTATTGAATCTAATTTAAAATTATTAATCAAATATATTAAAGTCTTTTCTGGTATACTAAATTTAGATGTACATGTAGATCTAATAAAACTATTTGTAATATTTGTTTTATAAATTGTTAATTCTGGAATATTTAATTTAAATTTTAAATTATAACTAACAATTGATTCTATTGAAAAATCACTATAAAAATTATTTGTAGCTTCAATAAATTTATCACATAACTTTTGATTAGATAAAATTATATGAGATAATTCTGTTTTAAAAAAATTAGTTAAGATAGTACTTAGTCTAATTAAATGATAATTACAATTTTTGTTATATACTGTAAATATACAACCAAGAAGATCTAATAAAAAATTTCCAGAATTACATAACTCGGGGATTTCTTCACATACAGAAATCAATCTATAAATTTTTTTTCTTGTTTTATCTAGATTAAATTTAAAATATCTTACACATTTTGGCAAATGTGTAACTAATATATCTTTGTTAATATATTTAGATAAATACATATCAATTAAACAATCCCAACGATTATATTTGATTGATAAATATAATAAATGATCTATTGAAGATATTTTATTTATTAATAAAACTGTTGGAGAAATTCCAGATTTAATAGATAAATCTGCATATTTATCTTTTTCATAAAAACTCAATCTTTTAATAATCTTTGTATTTTTTACTGAGTTATTCCATGATAATTTAATAATTTGTGTTAATCTTTGTGATAAATTATGTTTGGTATAATAACATTCAATATACTGATCTAAAAATTTGTTAGAACATTTTGACTCAATTAGACAATTAAGAATATAAACTGTCCATAAAAAGCTATTAAATTTTAAATTCATATATTTGATAAATTCTAAATCTTCAAAGTACACAAGTAACTTTATATAAAAAATATTTTTTACAAATATAATAGGGGTTTTTTTTAGTTTGCGTATATTTTTTATATTTGTAAAATTTATTGTTTCCATTTGTTTAATAATATTCTATATATTTATTTGATCTATTTTTACGCTTATAAAATTTAGAGTATTTGCTACCCAATCCATCATTGCAGATTTATTAATATATTTAAAATAAAATTTACGTGCATTTGCTGCAATTGTTTTACATATTGCTTGATTATCTTTACACCATTGAATTTTTTCTTTTAAATCAGATAAATCAGATTTAATAGGTATATAATGAACCCATGGTACTAGTAAGTCTGAATACCAAATTTTATATTTAGAATCAACTTTTAAAATAACTGATCCAAAAGCAAGTTCTGCAGATAATCTAAATGCTGTTACAGATCCATCAATATTTAAAACATATTTATATTTAGACATTGAAATAAATGATATTGGATCAACTGGATCTATTCTTGTAGGGTAATGAATTGGTTGGTTAGGTAACTTAATATCATTAAACCATATCTTAGTTATTCCAGCATCCAACTCTTCAATTTCTTTTAGTTGTGATAACTTGTGTGCTAGATAACGTGCAGACGTTCTTTCATCATATCCACAATCAGTTGTAGCACCTCGGAATACAACACGATCTATTTTTTTATCCCAATCAACTTCAATTTCATTTTCAAAATCTTTGTATTGATCTCTACACATCCCATAAAAGATTTTTTGAGATCCAATCTCCCAATCATCAACAGTTGGTAACATTATATCTTGAAATCCATTGGTAGAACTCATAGAACAAATAGGAAGAAATTGTTTTCCTAAATACTTGGATTCTAATGGTATATTAGGATCCGAATATAGCTGATCATATGGTTGTGTATAGTCAGACTTGAGTACAGGAAAATCTCGATGAGAAATAAAAAACTCCACATCCCTAACTTTTCTATTAGATAATGTTTGTTCAAACATATCAATATAATAAGATGCATTAATTAGTTTATAGTTACGAGATGATCTTGTATCAAGTACACAATTATCAATTTCCCATTTAGAAGCATCAGGTTCCCAGTTAATATATTTAGATCCAGTTTCTCGAGCCTTAGTTCTATTATATTGATACCAATTAATTCCAGATGGTAAATGAATTAAATGAGACCAGTTATTTTTAAAATTTTGATTATTAAAAGGTACAAACATAGTTAATTTATTAGATTTAATTTGTACATATATACCAAATTTTATTTTAAAGAAAAGATATTTTAAAGAATTACGAAAAGCCTGCTCTCTATCAATAATTTTATATGGTGGATTAGAAAAAAGTTTTATAAGATTGTTACCAGATAAATCAGTATTAATTTTATCTGTATCTAGTAACGATCTTATAGAACCTTTTCGTTGTTTAATTAAATATTTTTTAAGATCAGATTTATTCCCACAAGTAAAAATAACTTGTTTAAATGATTTATAAGATGGATTGTGTTGATATGTTGTTTTTTCACATTTATCTTTTGAATCAAAAGTAGATATTACAGTTTTAAAATTCATTATCTATAGGCTAGATTATTATTATCTTTAATAAAAAATTATTCAAAATAATTTCAAGTGGTAAGTCTTCTAACTCGTATACTTCACGCTGTGCTAACTGTTTCTTTGCAGAGATTAAATTATTATCTAATTTAACACCAGATTCTTCTTCAAATTCTCTATAGGCACATTCTTCAGAAGTTTCTCCATACTTAATTTTTCCTTTAGGAAATGATAAATTTGAATTTCCAATAGTTTTACCAATAAGTACATACCAATCACAGAAACTATCATGTGAATATAAAATATAGTTGTAAAATTCTTGGATTAATTTTGAATTATCAGAAAATAATTTTGTTTGATTAATCTTATAAAAACAAAGATTTTCCATTTCATTCGAATCGATAAATTTTAAATTAGAAATACCAAATTTAGATAATAAGATAACACCACCATTTAATGTTTTTCTTTTATTATAAGTACATAGACATTGATCATTAAAAAGATCAATGTCTTTTTGTAAATAAGCTTCTGAAGTATAAATATAATATCTTTTTTTATATTCTTGCATTTTATAAGGAGCAACAATTATTTCTTGCGAGTTCATTGATTTTTTTTTATAATATGAACATTGGCAATCTGCTAAATGAATTTTTACTGAATATGGAATAACATAATTTTTTGTAATAGTCATTTGAAAAATAAATAATATATTAATCTATTTGATCTAATATACTATATAAAATAAATTCAATTTTTTTAATTATTTGGTTCTGGATTATAATTATAATTAATTATTAAATTTTCTGTAGGTCCTATATTTATATTATTTAAAATATTTGGAAATAGTATTTGAACTCCACTAGGACCAGGAGGATTTGCAGGACCAGGAATACCAGCAGGATTCGCAGGACCAGCATTTATATTATTTCCACTAATATCTAAATTATTTGAAGTATTTACTTGTTGAACACTTGAATTAATTACTTGACAAATATTTGGTTTTTTGTATTCCCATTTTTTATTATCAAGTGGACAAGAATTTTTAGTCTTTGTCCATTTTTCAATACAATGTAAATGATAAATATGTTCACATAAACCCATTACACTAACACATTCGCATGCTGATCCAGAACATTCAACACATGATTCTAATACAGAATTTCTACAAATAGGACATTCATCATTTATAGTCTCTAAATTCCAACATCCTCTCAAACATACAGATTTAATTGCTATTGTACTCATTGTAAAGTTATTATTTGAACTATAATGAGAATAATCGTTCAACTAATTATTTTATTCAATTTTTTCAACTGAGTTTATCTTAATTTTTAAAATAAAAAAGTTGATATTTTAACTATTTAAAAATAGATAGATATATTTAATTAATTAAATGAAAAGACAAGAAAAACCTCAAAAAACCTGGGTTGAAAAATATAGACCTAAAACAATTGATTCAATTGTTCAACAAAATGAAATTAAGAGTTTACTATCGAATGCATTTAAAACAAAAACTTTAACCCATATGCTTTTACATGGACCCCCAGGTACTGGCAAAACTACAACTGCTTTAACTATATCAAGATATTTTTTTCATTTAACCGAAGACCAATATTCTAAAATAAAAACAACCAAACCATATGAAATTTTAAATGAGAAAATTATGAAAGAACGAGTATTAGAATTAAATGCATCAGATGATAATAAAATTAAAGTAGTAAGAGATAAAATAAAGAGTTTTGCAATGAGTTCCGTAATTGATTATGAAGGTATTGCTAATTTTAAAATAATTATTTTAGATGAAGCAGATGCATTAACATCAGACTCACAATTTGCATTAAGAAGAATTATAGAAAAATATACAGATTCTACTAGATTTATATTAATTTGTAATTATGTAACAAAAATTATTCCTCCATTAGCATCTAGATGTATGAAGTTAAGATTTCAGACAATATAAACTGATTCACTTGATTTAATTATTAAACGAATAGGTTCAAAAGAAAATCTTAAAGTTCCAGATAATTTTGTTACTAGATTAAATTATATAACGAAGGGAGATTTAAGAGAATCAATTAATTTGTTAGAACGAGTTGCTTTTATTGATTCAAATCTTTCAACTCTAACATTAGATGAAGTATCAGGGCAAATTTCAGAAGATTTTATTAAAAATTTATGGTTAAATTTAATAAATCCATCAATACAAGTTGCAAATATAATTGCATATGCTGTTAAATTTAAAAATTCATCATATTCGTCATTAAATTTACTTGAAGGAATATTTTCCAATGTAATAAAATCAGATCTACCTGATAAATCTAAAGCCATAATAATAATTGAGATATCTAAAATAGATTATTATTTAAATGAAAATGCAAATGAATATATTCAATTAGTCAAGCTATTTGGATTAATTAAAACAACATTTAATTTAACAAACAATTTATAGAATCAAAATATTTATTAATTGATTCAATTGAATATATTTGATTAGTTAAATCTAAAATTCCAATAGTTTGTTCTAATTTAGATTTTAATTTTGGTATTCTAGATAGAAAATTTTGATAGGTAAATAATTTAACAATTGTTTCCGAGTCAATATTTGGTTGAATTGATTTAAATATATTTGACAAGTTAAAAAATTCAGTATTAGATTTAATTGTGTTTTTTATAGATTCTATTGATTCATCTCCAATCCATCCAAAAGATTCGTTCATTGATACAATCAATTGTTTTATTTTGACAGGTTTGATTAATCTAACAAACACGCATAAGTTCTCAAATTCTTGAATATTTTCTTTATTAATACATTTATTTAGAACTTCAATATGCTCCAAGCCTTTAATATCTTTTTTTGTTTTAAATTGCTTACGCATATTTCGGCGTGTTATTTCTTGATATGTGTTAAAAATAAAGTTAGAATTAAATATATTATCTTGATCAATCCATTGTAAAAAATGTCTTACTATCCAAATTCTAATATCATGAACTGTATGAAGATCAGTTTGATTCCATATACTATCTAAATCTAATTTTTTAATTGTTTGAATTATCCAACATATTGTTCTGATACCTGTGTATGTTCCACCTGTTTGTATCAGATTAGAAATTAATCCAAGTAATACATGTGCATATATCCCATACATAATAGGTTTGAACAAATAGGGATTTTGAGTTATACCTGTACTAACAAGTTCTTCAGTATATCTTGAACTATAAATCCAATGATATTCATTTATATACAATGGAATTATTGAATTACCTGAACCAATTATAGATCCAGAAATTAAACTATCAAGAAATTTACCATTATCTAATCGTGAATTTTTTTTCCAAAAAAATTCATGTCCATCATATATTTGATCTCTTCCAATTAATGTATTTGTAACTTGTACTTTAATTGTTTCACTAGACCATCCCATTCTATCTGAGTATTCTGATTCTATTTTAACTAACAAACCTAAACATGATTCAGACAAATATTCATCATACCAATGTGAAAGTGATATAGGAGATACAATTTGATCTACAGATTTTATAAAAAATTCGTTTGATTCTAAGTGTATTAGACTAGTAGGTTTAGATTGTTCAAGTTTTGTTTTAGTTGATCTAATTCTATTAGAAACAAATGTTTTTGATTGTTTGGTTGCCATATGATTTGGTATTGATATAAATGATCTTAAAAATAAATTATCTAATGGATTTGATTTTTCAAGTTGTAAATTCATAATATTATTTTGATAAAGATTAAATATGATATTTGTTGAACTTACTAATTCATTTAGTTCATCAATTTCTTTTTTAGGAATTAAATTCAAGTAATTTAATGAGTGTAAAAACTTTTTTTTAATATATGGAAAGGATTCTATTGTTATATCAGATATATTGCTTTTTAAACAAATAAATTGAGAATATAGATCAGGTTTATAATTGTATGTTAAATCCACATGATATTCTTTGGATTCAAAACCTATAAATGACCATTTAATCCAATTAATAAAGTTACTAAATATTTTACTAGTTTTAACAAATAAAACTATATCTGAAGAGTTTAAATTAAATTCATAAATTTGACTAACTAAACTTTCCAAGCTATAATTTGTTTGAAAAACTTGCATTTTATATTCAAATATTTTAGATTCTATTTCTTTATCAGAATTGAATGGTGTAACATTACACAAACAAATATTTTGACTTGTTGATTGACATAATTGGCTTTCTATTTGCTCATTTGAAATTAAAATTATAACATATAAGCTATTTGGATCTACACATATATATTCTAAAATAGATTGAAAATTATTTATACTAAAATTTGAACTATAATTCGGAGGATTAATTTTATTAGAATATATAACTTTTTTAGGTTCTGATGTATATACTATTTTATAATCTAGTAATTTACTTGTGATTTGATCATAAAAATTTTGTTTTTCCATTTCTGCAGTATTATGAAATATAATTACATGCTTTTTTAAAACTTGCGGCCTATTTATTCTTATTATATAGTCATCTTGATATACTGATTTTGAATCAGAACTATAATAACATCTTGATATCATGATTTTGATAAATTAATATTATAATAAATAAACTAATATAAAATTCAATATTTTTACTTGAGTCAGCCTTTTGTGGTACCTCAATTAAAAATTCAATATTTTTACTTGAGTCAGCCTTTTGTTATTAACAATGCGTGGTACCAACAAATAAGTTTATTTGCATTTTTCTTGTCTGAATATATAGCATTTTTATTACAAGGAGGACTAGTATGCTGACATAAACATATTTCTGTTGTTTCTAATCTTTCTAAATCATATGCTCTAAATCTAGATATTTCACTTCTCATTACTTTTAAATTATCTGGACTAAACTTTTCAAGTGTTTTGTCAACACTAAACTCAAAATCTATTTTTGATGTCATTAGATATATAAGCTTATATATCTAATATATCTAATTACTAAATAAAACAATTTTTTTATAACAATTTATTTATAATAAATCAATACTAGTTTTCATTCCTTTAAGTTTAGGTTTTCCCCAATACTTATGTATACCTTTTTTTTTAAAATATGATGATTGTTCTTCTTTAAATGATAAAAATTTTTTCTCTTCTTCTTTTGTATATAGAGGAGGTTCACTATTATCTTTTTTCTTTTCTTTTTGTTCTTCTTTAAAATCTATTGAATGACCCCAATGGAAACATTGAGATGAATTAGACTCGTATTCTTTACTTTTTTGTCGCGCTTTTCTTAGTAGTTTTTTTGGTACTTTTGGGATTGGGATCTTCATCATCATCTTCATCATCTTCTGGATCTTGTTCAGCAACTTTTTTAGCTGCTACTTTTTTAGTAGCTGTCTTTTTAGTAGTCTTGGGAGGTGCTGGTTCATCTTCTTCTTCATCATCTTCAACAGGTTCGGGCTTTTTAGCTGCTACTTTTTTAGTAGCTGTCTTTTTAGTAGTCTTGGGTGCTGGTTCATTATCTTCTTCATCATCATCAACAGGTTCGGGCTTTTTAGCTGCTTTTTTAGTAGCTGTCTTTTTAGTAGTCTTGGGTGCTGGTTCATCTTCCTCATCATCATCTTCAACAGGTTCAGGCTTTTTAGCTGTCTTCTTAGTTGTCTTTGGTGTTACCTTGCTAGATTTACTTGTCTTGGTAGATTTCTTTACTTCATCATATTCAGGTTCTGAATCATCAGATTCGGAAACATTTTGTTTTTCAAGTTCTTCACCAGATCTTTGCTTGAGAATTTTAATAACCTTATTTCTCTTTGCATCAACAGCATTCATTCTCATAACATACTCTCCAAGTACATTAACAAACTCGGTATAACATTCATAGAGTTGCTCTTGGGAAAGCTTCTCATATTGGTCATCAGACATATTAATATAATCTACTTTATTTGACATTTTTATTGTATACTTTTATATATTCTTATTTCTTTAAAATGTTAAAAAATCAATTTTTTTTACTTTTTAAAGGTTTTTACTATACTATACTATAGGGTATTTTATAACTTGATCTTTATTAGTATCTTTGTATATTATATTTTGTACTTAATAATCTGTATATTTTAAAGTAAAAATATGTGTTTTTTATATTTGGATAAAGTAAAAGTTTATTTTCTCGACAATTATTATATATAGGATGGATAAAATGAATATTTTAATATATATATCTTTATTTTTAATTTTTTGGTATATAATTACAGGAACCCCTCAATGTGAAAACTTTTTAACAGAACATTTTGGTTATTCTGGAGCTAATTGGTCAGGATGGAATTGGTTAGGCGGTAATTGGTTTCCTTGGAATCAACCAACTAGATTTCCTAAACTATTTTATGATATTAGAGGAGATCCTAATTTAGTGTATCGTAAACATATTTTTGGTGGATTAATACCATATGGTTATGTTTTTGGACCATATTTATATGATTCACAAGGTAATTTAATTCATAATTCAAATAAATCACATTATATCGCATAAAAAATATTAACTATACAAACTCCACAAGTGTGTAGGCAAAGTTGAACTTTCTTTTGGTTTTTTAGCAACTTCATAAAATTTAAAACCATTTTCAATATCTACAAAAGTTAACTTTTTGCGTTTTAAAGGATGCTTTCCAACAACTCGCAACCCATGAGCAATTTTAACATTAAATAGCAAAGTTTCCATATCACCTCCAAAATTAGGAAATTTTTCATAATGAGTTTCTAAAAACTTTTTAAACTTTGGTAGAACTTCATTTGATTCGTAAGTCCATGTACTATCTGCCATCATAATTGTAAAAATATCACCTAGTTCATCAGCAGAATATTTATCAATTATATAAGTAAATGGAAATCTACGTTTTAGTCCAGGATTAACAGAGAAGAAATCTCTTTCTAAATTTTCAGGATATCCAGCAATTACACAGACAAAATTCTTTTTCTTTTCTGTTAAATTTAAATTTAGTGTATCAATACATTCTTTTGAATAAATATCTGTTTTATCTGCTGACCCTGATCCAAGTGAATATGCTTCATCAATAAATAGAACTCCTCCTTCTGCTTCATCAATTGCTTTTTGAGTTTTTAGAGCAGTTTGACCTAGATACTGACCAATTAAATCGGATCTTCTCGCAATTTTAAAAGGATAAGGAGTATCAGAGGTATTAAGCCCAGAAGTACTCAAACCAGACGGTGATCCTTTAATTATTCCTAGTTTCCAATAAATTTCTCCAATAATTTTTCCTAACATTGTTTTACCAGTACCAGGAGGTCCTGCTATTACAGTATGAAGCATATTTTCATTAGATTCAAAAGAGCTCATAAAATATACAATTTGATTTACAATTGATTTTTTGACTCCTTCCATCCCAATAATTGATTTTAGTTTTGATAGAACTGGAATTAATTCACTAAGTCTTTTTAAATTTATTGAAAACTTGTGAGCTGATTCAGGATTATATGTTTTACCCAAGTCAATTAATGAATCTAGAGAATCTAATTTTAAATCAAGTTCTTCATATTCTTTTGTTACATCAAGAATAAATTCTTCAACAGCTTGAGGTTGAACTTGGACTTGTGGTTGAACCTGAGAAGAATTCGCCCAATCTATTGAATTAAGATTAAACAGTGTTGGACCAGAAAACATATTATAATCATTTGTACTAGAACTATTTATTTTTCTAATTGTTATATTTTTAATAATAGATTTATTATCTGAACTAGTTTTATTAGCTGAACTTGTTTTATCCTCGTCAATAATTGTTTTTACAATTTCAGATAATATTGATTGTAATGCATCATCAGATTCAGGTTTGGCTAAACTTGTTGGATTGATTTGTTTTAATTTATCTTTCTTTCTTTTATAGTTTTTTTTACGATGGTATTGTCCATTATAAAAATTACCAGGATAGTTATTATTTAAATTATTTGGAAGATATGTTGGATAGTACTGGTAATAATAAGGATTTTGCTGATTTTGCTGATTTTGCTGATTTTGCTGATTTTGCTGATTTTGCTGATTATAACAACCTTGACGTTTATTATAACTATATTTATTTTGGTTATTTAATTGGTTAGATTGGCTCTCATTTTTGTTTCCTTTCAGATCATTATTTGATTTAGAATTATTTAATTGGTTACCTTGAGAGACCTTATTCTCTTTATTTCCCTTTGGATCATGATTGGATTTTGACGAATTATTTGGGTTCATTAATTGTATGATAATTGATTCTTTACAAATTAATTTATCCAAATAAAAAATAAATCAATTTTTTACATAAGGTTCAAAATGATTTATAAAAAATCAATTTTTATCTAATAAATCAATTAGTTTAAAGAGATAAATATATAGTATATATAATTTTAATATGAATAACTATCATTATTTATTAAGGGATTCAAATGAAATTTTTGGAATATATACATCATTAGAAACAGCATATAATCATCTACTACAATTTTTATATAATTTACAGAGATATCATAAGATTATTACTGGAAATAGTTGTTCAATTAAACCAGTTTTAGGAAATTTTCAAATTATACAATATGAAGACAATTCAGTTGTTAATCTATTTAATATTAGTACAAACTTTAAATTAACTGATATAAATCTCCAACAACTAACTTTTTCTAAATTGTCAATAATTGATTTTATCTCAAAACTTGAACAAGAATCTAACTTAAATATTGATTCTAATGATTTAAATTTATTTATTCCAATTAATTTTACTGAAACAGAAATTAAAAATATTATACAACCACCACTATTTCAGTCAAATCAACAAACACGATCTAATTTTGTATCTACAAGAAATATTGCTGAAACAGAATCGAGTACAGAATCATCAACAGATCCTAATATAATTGTAAATGATGTAAGTAAAGAACTTCAAGAACTTCAAACAAAAATAGAATTACTAGATGCTATGAAAAATTCAGAAAAATTATCACTTGATAAAATTAAAGAAAATATTAAATCAAAGGAAGAACAAGTAATTTTAGAAAAAGTTAAAACAGAAACAATTAAACAAAAATTAGAAAGAAAAAAAGAGTATTATGATAAAACAAAAAGTAAATTTAAGATAGATAAAGAGATATATTTTAAATTAAAGAAAGAGATAGATGATGGCGAAAGAAGTCCAGATAAACTACCAGAACTATTTGTTGATGAATTTAAAATATTTAGCCAAATGGAATTAGATAATCTTTTAGATTTAGAATTATCAGATAATGCTTTTAAAGAGTATATCAAGCACAAACCTGAGAAAAAGAAAAATTTTTCAACAAATTTTGATAATATATTTGAAAATGATAATTGGGGAAATATAAATGAAAAAGAAGATTCTGAATCTGACTCTGAATTAGAAGAAATTGTAAAAATTAACCAAAAAAGAGAATTATTTATTGGTGGATTGTAAAAGAAAAATATTAACTTATTCATCTAAATAAAATTTTTTATTCATCATATGATCAAGTTTTGTAATTTTATTATATGATCTAAGTTTATTTTCTGATTTTTTGATTAGATCAACTTTATTATAATTATTATTAATTATATTTTCTAGTTCATCATATTTTATTATTTTTTTTTCTACTAATAATTTTGAAGTATATAAAATTAAATCTCTACATGATATTATCAATTCTCTAGATATCTGTTCGGCATATTCAATTAAATTAATAATATCATTATCTTTTAATATTTTATACTTTTCACTATTAAGAGGATAGATAGTATGTGTCCCCATTCCATAATTTTCAATCATTTTAACTGCAAGTTTATGAACTTCAAAAAGATCATTTGAAGCACCTGTTGTTATTGAAACACCAAAAATTTCTTCTTCCGCAATTCTACCAGCAAGTAAAATCATTAAATGTTCAAATAATGCTTCTTTTAATTGTACAGAATTAGTATCTGGTCTAAAAAGAGTATAACCTGGACTATTTGGAGAAGATAAATTTATAACAACTTTATTTAATTTAGAATGATATTGACTTAAATATCCTACAATTGCATGTCCCATTTCATGAACAGCAATTCTTTCTAACATATTTTCATCAAATTTATGTGGTATTGGAGTCCAACCTGCAAATGTTTTATCATATATAAAATTAATATCATCAATATTAAAAATTTCACGATTATTTCTAAGAGCAAATAACATTGCTTCATTTAACACATTTTCAATCTGTGCACCTGTAAAACCTTGTAACATTTCTGTTAAATCATCTATTAATATTGTATTATCATGTGGTTTGCCTTTTATATAAATTTCTATTATTTTTTTTCTTGCTTCATTATCAGGTAAATCTAATCTTATTTGTTTATCTATTCTTCCAGCTCTTAATAATGCAGGATCAATAATATCTATTCTATTTGTTGCACTAACTACAAATATTCCATTGGATTTTGAAAACCCATCTAATTCTACTAATAAAGAATTTAAAGTATTGTCTCTTTCTGATGAGGAACTTTCACCATCACTAGATCTTCGTCTACCTATACTATCTAACTCGTCAATAAATATAATACAAGGAATATTTTTTTTTGCTATTGAAAATAATTTTCTAACTTTAGATGCTCCTTCTCCAACATATTTTCTAGAAAAATCAGAACCAGAAACAGATATAAAAGAACAATTTGATTCTCCAGCCAATGCTTTTGCAAATAAAGTTTTTCCTGTTCCAGGTGGTCCTTCAAATATTAGTCCTTTTGGTACTCTAATATTGAATTTATTATACTTTTCATAATTAACAAGTAAATCGACACATTGGGATAATTCTTCTTTTACTAAATTATACCCTCCTATATCATTAAAACAAAATTCACTATTTTTTATAATTGTAAAATCATCATCTTGTTTATTACCATTATTTCTTCCTTGTGGACCATAACCATAACTTCGTGGTATATCACCATCATCATCACCATATGGTAAATTTTCTGTCTCATTACTTAATTGAATTTTAATTTCAAATAATTTAGCAATTTGTATTGTTCTATTAAGATTTTCTTCAAAAATGTTATTATTGATCATGATCATTGTTAAATCTCTTTCTGTTTGATTTCTATTTAATTTTTTTATCATTTGTTCATAATATTTATTTCTATAAGGTGAATAATCCCTACGATTATTGAATAATGTTGTTGAAAAATGTTTTTCAAATACATTTTTTTTAAACAAAAAACTCTGTGTTAAAATTATGTTCAAGAATAAAAACAACTTCATGTATAAATAAATATAATATATTATTTTTAAATAATATATTATATTTATTATTTAAAATTAATTAGGATTTTATACCCTCGAAGATCTTTTTGGAATTGATGTAACATAGAATTTATTAATATCAAATCCTTCTTGTTTAGAATAGTAAATATTAAAATTATTTAACTCTTGGTTCATATGATTAATTACAAAATTTACTGTATCCAAACAAATTCTTAAATCATTTGATATTGATGATATTTCTCCATCTTCTTTTCTTGTATCTAATATACCAATCAAACAACTTAAATCACTAACTAATTTGTTATGTACATAATGATCTCCATTGCATTTAGCATGAGATGGTTGACCTGGTTTTGTAATATGACAGTATAATGCATCACATTCATCTTTTTTATTACAAAACTTATATGAACTTCTATAAATTTTATCAGTTTTAAATTGTTGGATAAAAGTTGAGGTTTTAGATGTAATAAATTTAGATGATTCTAAAATCCAATTTAACCCAGGCCTAAATTTTTCCCAAATAATATCTTCTGGTCTTGAAGATCTAAATGTTTTAATAAGATAACTTCCAACATTATTTTGTTTTGCAAGTATCTGAAGTATATTATTTAATTTATAGTCAGATGACAAAATTTCTTTAACAATTTCTTCCATCGATTGATTTATATCTGATTTTCTAGTATCTTTTTTAACATATTCTCTTTTAGGAACATAGTTTTTAAGAGACTGATTTTCAGTGATAATAATATCAAGATTATAAGAGTCGTTAAGATTAGCCCAAATTTTATTCTCTTCCATGATTGTGTATATATATAAATATTTATTTAAATAGAAATAAATTCAATTATTTTAAATATAATCCAAATATTAATATACAAATGGATCCTATAATTACTCAACTATTATCTGATTCTCAAGTGTCCGATTCACTTGAATCTTACACATATGTACCATTTAAAGAACTTGAATCTATACCTTTAGGTTCTCATGTTAAATTTATTGATCGAAATGAAAATATTAAATCAGGAGGATTTTTAATTAAAACATCAATCAAGTCTGATAGAACAAAAACATATATAATTCTAAAATCAAATTTAATGTACAAATTATATCCTTATTACTATTGGATTTTTTTCAAACCAATAATTCATGAATCAAAAATTGTTAAAGCTGTTAAAACTTATGGATTAAAACTATTAGAAGATGAACTACCTAAACCAGTTGTAACAAATGAATCAGAATCTAATACAACTATGTCTATAGTTATTAAATCTAAACCTAGTAAAATAAAATCTAAATTCATTAAATCAAAATCTTTGAATAAAGATCAAGATTCAGATCAAAATCAAGTTAAGGATGGAGAGCAAAATCAAGTTAAGGATGGAGATCATAATCAAGTTAAGGATGGAAAGCAAATTCAAGTTAAATCTAAATCTAAATCAAGTATTTTTAAAGCATTATTAGAAACACTTAATAAACAAAAAGTTTAATTTACTTCTATATAAAAAAATATTTATATATATTAATAAATGAATAATCAAATTCAAAGAATTTCAAAAGATGGATATGCTAGACCAAAGCATACAATTCAAGATAAAATGACTGAAGAAGAAATTGAAGAAAAACTTGCAGACTATTTAGAAGTTGAAGATATTAATAAAGTACCAATTGGTACCCATATAAGATATTATACATTAGTACCGGATTATAAAGGTGATATTAAAAAAGCATTTAGACTTGGAGGTCAACTTCATAATAAGGATAATGCAGACAAATATATTATTCTATCAAATGGCAAGATAACATGGACAGTACAAATGGACACATCAGTTTTATATAGGAAAATGACTATTGATGAAATAAAAGATGATTATGAAAATATTATAAAGGAACTTGAAGAAGAGGTAATACAATTAAAGAAGGATAATAAAAAACTGTTAAAAAAAATTATGGAGCTTGAAAAAAATAAAAAAAATATATAACAATATTATATAGATAATGTCATCAGCAAACATTAGTGCCGGTCCTGCAAGTTGTATGAAATTTAATTCTAGTTTTTTATATTACGTAGGATTTTTTATACTTTTAGTAGTTGGGTATATGTGGGGTAAAAGAAATGGAACCAAAGAAGAAAGAAAAAGAGATGCTAAAGGAGACTCTAAAAAAACTGTTGAATCTGAAGATTCTGAAAAAAAACCAATTAAAGGAGCTGCTGTAGCAGCTGGTGCAGCTGGTGCAGCAGCAGTTGGTGCAGCAGCAGTTGTTGCATCAAAAGCAAAAAGTGCATCAAAAAAAGCAGGCTCTTCAATTAAAAGTCTAGTCAAAGGTAAAAAAAAAAAATAGATTAAAACTATTTAAACTAATAGAATATATATTAATTTAAATAGTTAACTAATGACAAAACATTTAAAGCTTGCTATTTGTGGAAGTGTAGATTCTGGAAAAAGCTCATTAATTGGTGTTCTAACAAATAAAAAATTAGATGATGGAAGAGGATCGGCACGTTTATCTATTTTAAGAACAAAACACGAAAAAGAATCTGGTAGAACTTCAAATATATCATATAATTATATAAAATATGAAGATAAAGATATTACTCTTATAGATTTAGCAGGGCATGAAAAGTATTTAAAAACAACTTTATATGGTATTACAGGATTATTTATTGATTATGGGGTTGTAATTATTGGAGCAAATATGGGTATAAGTAAAATGACAAGAGAGCATTTGGGTATACTTTTATATCTTAAAGTACCAATTATTATAGTTTTAACTAAAGAAGATATTTGTCCTCCAGATGTTTATGAAAATACTCGTCAAAAACTTAAAAAAATACTAAAATTGCCTTTATTTGGAAAATCACCATTATTCTTAGATACAGATGAAGATTATTCTCAATTTGAAAAACTATGTTTAACTCCTGAAAATATTAATTCACTAATACCAATTGTAACAACTTCATGTAAAACAGGAAAAAATATAGATAAATTAAATAATTTATTACAAGTACTTCCTAATGTAGAACAACAGATTCAACCCGTATCAAGTTTAATGGATGGATCAAGTTTATTAGATGGAATAGGTCTGCAAATTAAATCTCCAAACTTGACACCAAGTCAAAATAAAAATAGACCATATAGCTATATAGAAGCAGTTTATAATGTAAAGGGTGTGGGTACTGTATTAACAGGAACAAATATTTCAGATGAACAGATTATTGTAGGACAAAATTTATTTTTAGGTCCGTTTGGTACAACCAACCCATATTTTGTACCTATAAAAATAAGATCAATGCATGATAATTATAGAAATTTAGTTAATTCAACAACTCCAGGAGAAAACTATTGTATATCTATTAAATATATCAAGGAACATATAGAACGTGATCAACTTAGAAAAGGTCTTGTACTATCTCAGTCCCAAACAATTGTTACAAATGTTTCTTTAAAATTTAAAGCCAAGATTAAAATTTTAAATTATAAAACAACAATTAAAGCAGGATATACTCCAGTAATTCATTGTAGAACAGTAAGACAATCTGCAAAAATAATAGAAATTTTAAATACGACTAGTACTGTTAGAGGAGGTGATGAGACAGAAGTCATATTTGAATTTATATATTATCCAGAATATATTGAAATTGGTGCACCAATTTTTTTTAGAGATGGAACAACTAAGGGTGTTGGTGAGATTATATCAATTTGTTAAGAGTAAAAATGTTCTTCATCTTTTGATTTATCATTTGATCTAAAAATATTATTATAGTAGTATACAATAAAAAGTATACAAGCAAGTAATTTAAGGATTGAACTGAATGATTTTTCTGGTTCATTAATTAATTCATAACTCTCATATAAATATACTAGCAATCCAATAATAAATCCATAAATATTTAGTTGACTTGGTTTTTTAATTAAAAACATATGATAGGTAGCTATTGCTATAGTTAATAGTAAACTATGTTCAGATAAAAGCCCTGGACAAAATATATTTAATAAATAAATTAAAAAGATTACTATATGACCAGTTGACCAATCTTTATATAATTTAGTAGACCCAAATTTTGATTCATAAGCGAGTATATTATGAGCAAAACCAAGAAATAATAATAACCAAAATTTAGTTGGGGTTACAGGGCTACCATGTTCAGATCCAAAAATACTAGATACTACTACTATTCCCATAATAAAATTTCCAATTACACCTAAATTTTTCATTTGTATACTATTTAGATAGAAAATTTAATTAACAAGATCTTTAGTTAATTAAATTTTATTTACAATTATCCAAAGGATTATTTACAATTATCCAAAGGATTATTTGCAATTATTCAAAGGATTATTTACAATTATCCAAAGGATTATTTGCAATTATCTTTGTCTGATCTCATTGTTTCTCTTTCTTTGATGACTGCATTCATTACAGCATTTGGAGATTCTAATTTTTTCATTAGTTCATTAAGTGCATTAGTATCTTTAGGGAAACATAGTCCTCCATATGATAAAAGACCATCTGGACCAGGTACAGTTGTATGCATTGGATTTATCCATCCATTTTCTAACATTAAATTTTTTACCTGCGAATAATCTATTCCTAATTTTTCAGAAAGTAAATATAGCTCATTAAAAAACTGAATTTTAACTGAATAAAAACAGTTACAAAAAAGTTTCATTGCTTCAGATTCACCAGCTGGACATTGAGATATTTTAGCATTAGGATAATTCTGGGAATAAAATTCAACAATTGTATTGTATAAATCATCTGGTACATTAGATCCCCTACCTAGTACAATATGATTCTGTGAATGAAAATCTTCAAATGCAGTTCTAGCAGTTAAAAACTCGGGATTATGGATATAACTTAAAGGCCAAGAATCTTCTAAAAATTTAATTGTACCTATTTCAATTGTAGATTTAATTACAACCAATCCTTTATAACCAACTTTATGCAAAGAGCTACAAGTTTCATATATAGCAGATTTATCATAAGAAAGAGTTATAGAATCATATGGAGTTGGTAAACATAAAAATATAATCTGTGATTGACAAACTTGATCAAATGAGCCAATACCATTATTTTTAAATTTATCATATCCAATAGGATTAACTCCAAGAATATTAAAAGATTTTTCCATAGCAGATCCAACAAAACCTAATCCAATAATTCCAATTTGATTCATTTAATTATAATATATATATATATAAATATTGGGGTAAATTTTTTAGATCGTTTCACCAGATAATATTAATTTCTATATATATATTAAAGTAAAATGAATAAATGTATAATAATAATTTATGTACATAATAAAAATTTAGTTATAAAACAGATTAATAATTTGATTAAATCAAAAATTACAAATCTTTCATTTGTAATATTATTAGATTCTTATGAGTATATTCATTTTTTTTCAAATTATGGAACAGTTATAATGTGTACAAATGAAAAGTATCTATCAAAAAAAATACAACTAGGATATGCACATATAAAAAGTTTAGGTAATGACTATAATTATGTATTAGAAATAACTTCTGGATTTATAATTAATTCAGAATATATAAATGAATGTATTAAAAAATTTAAATTAATTAATTGTGATATAATTGCAAGCTCAAGTTATTTAATTTATGATCAGACTAATAAAAATTTATTTATGAATTATTCAAAATTATCTGAAACAAATTCAAGTATATATTGTAGATGTTTTAAAAAAGAATTTTTAGATTTGTTTGATTATAAAATATTTGATTTCCAAAAAAATGAAAATATATACGAGCTATCATATTCTTTTTGTATACTTTCATCTGCTAAAATATATATTCTTCCAAATCAATATATTTATAAAATTTATGATAATTTATCAACTACAAATTTAAATGATGGATATAACACATATTTATCAAAAATTTATTCACATAAAATATTAAATTCAATTGAACTAATAATTGGTGATCAATCTAATATTTATTTTAATAATAAAGGAATTAAACAGGTTTATGTATCAAAAGATCTTGATTTTTTTAAAGATAAAATCAAAAAAATTTATAATCTAGTTGACAATACAAACTCATTAGAACCTTGTCTATTCTTTGGAATGTATAATGTTACTGATTATTCAGAATTAGTTGCACATCAAGGATTAAAATATATTTTATGGGGAGGATCTGATATAGATATTAGACTTCCAAGTACAAAAATAATTATAAATAAAATTCTTTTATTAAAAGGAACAATTCATTTTGCTATATCACATTCAATACAAAGTAGATTAAATTCTCTCCAAATAAAATCAACTTTATTAAACTTTTCTTTAATAGATCGAGAAATATTTAATCCATCAAAAATAAACTATTCAAGTAACCAACCTAAAAAAATATATATATATAATGGTAAAAAAACTTCAAATCCTATAATTTATAATCAAAAACTTGTAAATCAAATTATATCAAAGCTATCTGATAAATATACATTCATACTAAGTTCAGATATAAATGTTCCAAACAGTCAAATGTTTCAGATTTATTCAGAATGTTTTATGGGTATTCGTCTATGTGAAAATGATGGAAATGCAAATACAGTTCAAGAAATGGGATTATTAGGTATTCCAGTACTTCATAATGGAAGATTTCCAAATTCTATTCCATGGTATTATAATTTAGATGATCCTAATGGATCTATTGATTTAATAGTTGAAAAAATAGATTATATATATAAAAACTTTTGGAGCTTAAAACATATAATTGCAGATTCAGTTGAGAAGTATTTGTCAGAAGATCGTAGAGAAAATATTTGTATATTTGTTCCAATGTGGTATAGACATGAAACAACTGAAAAAAATATTCATTTGCTTGCTCATCAAATCTATCAAAAAACAAAAATTATTCTTATTTACTCAAATGATTCAGACAAATCCTTTGCAAAGAGATTAGAATCCAAATACTCAAATCTATATTCTATTGAAGTTGAAAATAGACCTTTGTCTAAAAAATTTCAGTATGGAGCCGAGTTTAGTAAAATTTTTTACCCCAAAGGTATAATAATTAATGGTTCTGATGATTTCTTATCACTTAATTATTCAAAATGTGTATATGATGCTTTTTCATTAGAAAAATCTAACTACATAGGATGCAATTTCTGGTATGTAGGAGATCTTGCATCTATGTTACTTTATAAATTTAAATATAATGATTCTAAACGAGTTGTTGGTTGTGGGAGATCATTTAAGCATGATCTTCTAGATAATATGAACTGGCAAATATTCCCATTAGATCGTAATTCTGGAATAGATGGTGCATCCAAAGATATGATAAAAGATCTATCTATATTTAAACCATTAGATGCACCAAAATGTTTTACATTTAGTTTTAAAGAAAAAACTGATATGATTACTCCAATGACCAATCTAATAAAATCAGACCATAATACTTATGAAATTATTTCAGAACCTAGTTTGTTAAAAATTATGTATTCAACAAATCTATATGAGCTTGAAACAACTTTTAGATTTCAAGAAACATCTATATCAATAAATTTATATCTATTTGTTACTTTGCTTGATGAAAAACTTAAAAGATCAAATCCAGTTATGTTAAATTCATATTATATGGAAAAAGTAATTGGACCATATTTTGATATTATTGATATTAGAAAGTTAGATCAAATAAAAATGTTTAATTACAAGTTAATATTTATAGATGGAATTGCATTAAATACTCGTACATCTAAATTAGATAAATCTACTCTTTATTCACTTTTAAATAAAATAAAAAATATTCCAAAAGTACTATTAGCTCATGATATTCATGATTACTCATATGATTTTGATACTGGATGTCAGCCACCTAAAGAAATGTTATCAAGAGAACTTGTACCTAATCCAAATTTTACTAAATCTAAGGAAAATTTTTTATTATTTGTTAAACAAAATAATATTCAAAATATCATTTCTGTATGTGACTGTGAAGAATTTGACTTTATGTACAATTATTACTCTGAACAAATTAAAAAATTTTTTATATTATCTCATCATATTCCTCAAGAAATATTTTATCCAAGGAATGTACATAAAGTTTATGATATTCTTGTTTATGGATGGTCAAATTCTGATATTGTTTATCCCTTTAGAACTAGACTTAAAAGATTACTTACAAGTCCTGAATCAAAATTTAAAGTTCATGTGATTGAAAGAACATCAGACATTAAAAAAATGCCTATTGAAAACGAGTTAGCTGAGATAATTTCTCAAAGTTGGATTACAATAACCTGTGTATCAAATTTCTCTTACTTGGTTAGAAAATATTTTGAAATTGGGGCATGTGGTTCTATACCATGTGGTAATACTAACTCTCAAAGTAAATCTATTTTTGGCCCTAATATGATAGAATTAAATCAAACTATGTCTGATTATGAAATTTTGCGAATAATTGAATATTATCTATCTAAACCTGAATTGCTTATATATATGGGAAATCAAATTAAGCAAATTGCTGAATCTCATAACTACAATATGTTTATTAAAAAAATGCTTGAAATTAAAGATAATGTTGTAAATTCAATTCCATCTGAGTATGAATATCTAAATGCTAAAACTAAAATTAACTTAGCAGATCATCATCAAACAATACACAAAATAATATATGAAAAAAAACTTGATTTATGGAATCCTAACCAAAAAGTTATTCTTGGGAGTTCAAATGGACAAATTAATATTAGACTAGAACAATCAATATCAACCCCTGGTATAAAAACAATTGTTAAATTAGATCCAGGAAACTATTTATTATCATTTGATTTAGTAAGATCAGATGGTATTAAATGTTCAATATTTTGTTTTACACAAGCGAGTACAGAAGCTAAATCTATTCAAATATTAGTGAATGAAAGTACATTTGGGCAATTAATTTGTGGTAATTTTAAAATTGATATTTCAGGAAGTTATCTACTATATATTTTAGCAACAAATCCTCAAGAAAATAAAATGTTATCAGTTGAAAAAATTAATTTAAAAAAAATACAAGTTGTTACTTTAACAAATAAATCAGATTATTGTGGAATACCACATCCAGTTACTTCAAATCTAAAATTTTATAAAAAAATAACATATGGATCTATTTCATGTGCTGGTGAAGTTCAAAAACTACATACAACATTTGGAGGTTCAATATTATCTAAAGATCAGATACTTAAAAAAACTTGGATTAAAGATTGTAAAAACATAGATAGTTCTGACAAGTTTGTACTACTTGGACTATACTCTCCACATCACTGGGATAAAATATACAAACCATTATTTGACAAATTTTCACGTGTTATAATCATATTTACTGGAACAGATATTTTACAACTATCTAACACTAAAATTTCTCCTGAACTTAAACAAATAATATATTCTGAACTTGCTAAACCTAAATATATTTTAGGTGCACTTAATGAAAGAAATTTAATTGAAATAAAACAAAAACATGAATTAGATTGTAAATTAATTTCACTTCCATTAGGATTAGGAATGGATCAAAACTTTACTAAAAATAATATTTCTAACAATATTCCTAATAAATATATTGCATGTTATTTAGGTGATAATTTAGAATGGTATTGTCATTCTATTTTAATCCAAGTATCTAAACTACTACCAGAATATACATTTTATTTATATAAATATGGGGGATTTGATGAAGAATTTATTACAAGTCCAAAAAATTCAGGTCCTAATATAATATACAATACCCAAACAATTGAAAACTTTTTTGAATTTATGGAAGACAAGTTTACTTCTCTTAGAATAACACTACATGATGGTGAACCAATGACTGGAATTGAAACAATCTGTTTGGGCAAACCATTTATTTTTAATCATGAGATGAAATGGTCTATACAAACAAAAACAAAACCTGAACAAATTGCTCAAACAATTATATCAACATATAATCAAGTTGTTCAAGGTCTATATTCTGGTGTAGAACCAGCTAAATACTATATTAATAGAAATTCTAATAAAATTTTTGAAAAAAATCTTTTAGGCTATTTTGGTCTTGGAATGAAAAGTGTTAAAGTACTAGATAAATTAACAAATCTAATTGTTCCTCCAGATAAAAATAATATTTATGAACATACATGGGAATATACACATGAACTAGAACCTGGTATATATAATATTAAATTTAATGGATCAACATCTGGATATGCACATTTGGATATAAAACCAAATTCTAAAATACTAATTGAATCATCAAAATACTCACAAATTTATACTTTTGAAACTTTAAGCTGGATAGAATTTAAAGTAACAGAAAAAACACAAGCTGTTATTGGACTTAAACTTGGTTACCCTCAATCTAATGAGTATATTCAGATTAGAAATTTTTTAATTTGTAACTAGATCTCTAATTTGTAACTAGATCTCTAATTTGTAACTAGATCTCTAATTTGTAACTAGATCTCTAATTTGTAACTAGACCAATTTGTTTAAAAAAATTCCAAACAATTAAATAAGAATTAATATCATATAGGATAGAACCAGTAAATGTAATAGAACCAACTGATAAAATTTTAATTGGTAAATCATTTACAAATATTACATCAGATAACTTGTCTTCATTTGATGCTATCACATATTTTGTATTTGCTGAAATATGTGATTTATCTACTTCCCATCCAGAAGCACCTGAACTAATTAAATCCGAGTTATGATTTATATAACAAATTTTAAGTCCTGAAGATATTCCATCAACACCTTCAAATATTGGTGATAATGGATTTGATACAATAAATGGCTGATTAAATTTACCTTTCACACGCGAATATGTATGTTCATAATAAATTTTTAACATATCTTCTATCATAAGCATATTGGGTTTGGACTTGTAATAACCTGATTTTGATAACTTTATGTATAGCCCACCAGGTGTTCCATCTAACAAATGAGTTGATCCGTCTTTTCTCACTTCCATTGATCTTGTTGATTGATCTATAACAACTTTCCAATACATTCCATTTGCTCCCAAATACATTAAATTAGTTGACATCCTAGAATAAATTAAATTATAATTATATAACATTTTTTCACTCCAATACTCTGGATGAACTTGAATTACAAATAATTTGGAACTTGCATATCCTGATATATCTGTTAAAGTTGCTTTATGTAAATCAATATCAGATATCACATGGTATGGTATAGATAGCTGGGTCAAATATAAAACTAAATATAATTCAGAATATAATAAATGTGACAAATAAGTTATTTTATTTATATCATATCTCATATAATTCGTTATTTCAGAATTTAATCTAGGATCAGGTCTATTAAATGATAATCTATTAGCTACAAATGTAGATGTATTTTTAGTTTTATATTTGGTATTAGTAGAATAAGTAGGACTTGGTACCCAACTATATGCGGACATAGACCCTTCTGAACCAGACCATGCATTATAAGCATTCCATGTATTTGAATTAGCTAGTAATAGTACAGATCCGGGGACAGGATTTGTTGTCTTGACAATTATTGGAAGATAAAAAAATGACCCATAGTTTACTTTAATAAAATAATATCCTGATTTTAAATTTAAAGGCAAGACAAATGATGATGTTTGTTTCCATTTACACCCTTCTGCAAATGATTCTTTAATAAATTCTTGATCTATACTATTTGGTTCAATATAAGATAAAACAAGTTTTTTATCAACCCCATATAACTGGATTGTAGTATCCATTGATGCTCTTGATACCACATTAAATACATAAAAATTATTTAGATTAAAAAAATCTCCCTGAACAAATTTACCTCTTGTTAAAAAAAATATTTTTAACTGTATTGGTAACTGTATTGGTAACTGTGTTGGTAACTCTAAAGTAACATAATTTGTTCCAGATTCAATCACATTTGATAACATATCAACACCATAAATTTTATTTCCTAACATATCTACAATATGAGGATTCACTGTAAAAGATCCACTAGTTGATATGTCCCAAAATATTTTAACTATTTTAGAATCTAATTTAGCAGTAACAAATATACCTGGGGTAGAACCTGTTTGATTTATTTGGCATTTAAGTGTGTAATCTCCATTTGTTACTGTACGAGTTAACTTGACATTTTGATTTGGTTTAAATAAATTTATAGTTTCTGCAAAACCAAATTTTGCTGGTGAATTAATAAATAGCTTTACTTGGTCTCCAGGAAAATATGATGTTGCATCTGTATATGCTAGTAAAGTTTCCATTTAATATATATATTATATAGATATATATTTTAAATACACTGTTCTAAATAGTGATATTTATTGTTATTTTAGGAAGTTTTGACACCTGAATTACTTTCAGATCTGAAATATAAGTTGTACCACCAGGTACTATTTTAGTTCCCAACAAATATAAATTAAATTTTTCAATTGGTTGAGTTGGATCATCTGGAATTGAAATTAAATAAGTATGAGTTTGACAAGTAGGATCATTTGGGTCTAACTCGATCTTTTTATATAAAAGTCTTGATTTATTATATATCCAATAGATCGTATTATTAAATTCATCGCGGATAAATGGACGTGCAGGTATAGAACCTGATGTTTTATAGGATATCATTAGATATTTGGTTGATGCATCAATTGACAAAACTTCTGGATAAATAATCCCATGGGATGCAATATTTGATCCCCAGACAATATTAATTGAATCTGATGTTTTTGTTATTTTATCACCAGATTTACAACTATTTGATACAAATTTAGTCATATCTAAAGTATATGGAGTATTGTACTTTTCTATATTACCAATATATAGATTAATTTGTTGTGATCCAATAATAAAAATCCCATTAATTAAATCAAATAAATTTATGTTCTCAACTAAAACTACTCCC